ATGATATTAACGGAACAATTAATACCGTTCGGAACGAAAACGGAACGAAATAGAAATATTTTTCGTCCTATGAATTATAAGTTCGTTCCACATAATTACGTCAGAAAATCTGACGGAAAAGTTACTTTGCTACTTGACTTATCTCAAGATGGTAAAAGACACAAAGAAGCTGTTAATGATATTTATATCGATCCTAAGAAATGGAATCCAAAAAAACAGCGATTATCCTCAAAGTCTAACGAGGACATAACAATCAATTCTATTTTAGATGAAGTCGAAAATCGTATTTTGACTATAAAAAATAAATATGTGCGTGATGGTTTAATATTAACCATTCCGCAATTTATTGACGAATACACTCACTTCAATAGTTACATTGATTTTATATCTTTTCTTGACCTCTGTATTGAGGAGGATAAGAAAATCTTACGTCCAAATACAATTAGACAATTAGAATCTATTTCTACTAAGCTTAGTTCTTGGCGAAAACAAATTCCATTCTACACAATAGATGAGAAATTTTTTAAAGATTACACGAAGTATTGTAGTGATCGTGAAAATGTTCCACATACAATTCAAAAGAATATCAAAATCATTAAAAAATATCTGAAAAGAGCTAAAAAGAAAGGAATTAAATTCCCAATCGAATTAGATGATATCAAAATAAAGAAAGTGGCTTCAAATCGTACTGATTTAACTATTTTAGAAGTTCGGAAATTGTTAAGTGCTTTTTGGGGTAATTATTTATCTAATACACAGCATCATGCATTAGGTCTGTTTTTATTTAGTTGTTACACTGGTTTACGCTATCAAGATTTAGCCGATTTTAGACTAAGTAAAATATATGAAGATGTAATAATTTTACGAATGAATAAAGTCGACGAGCCTTTAAAAATTCCACTTACACCAGGTGCAAGAAGAATTGCTTATTCTATCGATTGGGATAAAAAAATGTGTTATCAAGTTGCGTTGAAATTCTTGAAATTAGCTGCAATAAAAGCCAAAGTTTTTAAACATATTTCATTTCATGTTGCACGACATACATTTGCTTCAAATTATGTTAGGACCGATGGTAATATTACGAAGCTTAGTAAGCTTCTTGGACATAAAAATTTAGCAACAACAATGATTTATGTTCATTTAAATAATACAGAAAGCGATGAGCATATTTATACGTTAGACAATGCTTATTCTTACAATAATGTACAAAATAAGCAGTCTTAGGACTGCTTATTTTTATGTTTTATGTGGAAATAAGAAATTTTTAAACATATTTCTATCTTATCATATATGTTTCCACTTCAATTGTTTCTTTTCCTCTAAATTTTTCACGAGTTATTTGTTTGATAAAATGATTGTTATTATAGGCGTATACTTCGCGTTTAATATCAAAATGTTCCATTTCATTTGCAAGACACGGAAATGCCCATTCATATTGCATTGTTAAAATTCTAAACTTTAAAAACGCCTTATAATCCACTTCATAAACATTAGGCATATAATATTCGAGCATATCTGCTGTATTATTATCTGTAGTTGAATCATTTCTTAATGCTGCATAAATAACACCGCTGTCATCATTTATAATAGTTGTTGATAATTGATTATTCTTTGAAGTCAAGGGTAATGGAATAGCGTTTACAACGATTTCTTTCGTATTGTCATTGGTTTTAAAGTTTTCAGTTTCAATTCCATTTTTAGTCACAAAAACTTCTGTTAATTTAAAATTCTCATTAGATTGATCTTTGAATTTTAATAAATAACTATCTCCCGAATCTGTGGTTCTATTTTTGTCTTTTGCTTCAAATTTTTGCCAGTTCACCGCATTACGTTTTCGTCTTAAAATCTTTTCGATTTTATTCATTGTAACTGTTTTCCCTTCGACCGTGAAATCGTAGTTAAACCAACGCATTGTTGACTCTATAAATTCGCCTTGTTGAGCTTCTGGTATTGCATTTTTTAAATCAATAACCGCCGAATCAATTACGTAATCAATAATACTTCCATCTTCTGCATACACTTCGATTGGAACGAGTTTAAAATCAGTTTTTTCCGAATCACGATGATAATCATACGCTTTTATTGTAAGTTTTGATCCTCCTTTTTTTGTGGTGAAAATCACATTAACAGCATAATCACCACGTCCTGACTGAGAAAATATTAATTTATCATCTAAATATATATATGCTCTAATGTCATGATGTTTACGATTATGATTAAAAATAGTTCCTTTTAATCTAAATTTACCGTGAATATTCATTTCCTGTTCAGCTTCCCAACGTCCGTATTGCCAGCCTTTCCCTAATCTATTTCTAAATCCTTCGCGAATATAACTTTCTAAACCAACTATCCATTCAACCGTTTCCGGACGATCTGATTGCTCATATTTTTTCGCTGTAACAACAAGAAGATTCTTTAACTTTTCATCATTCAAAATGTCGCCTTTTAATTCGAAACCTGCTTGTTCTATTATTTGATGCAATAAATACATCCAATAAACATTTGGCCTTAGAATTGTTAAGTTGTTCACTGAGTTATTCTCTACATCAATTGAATTGACGTAGAAATTTCCGTTTTCATCTTTCAAATTAAAACTTCCTTTAAAGGCTGCATAATTTAAATCTGATGATGAATATTGATCCGTGTGAATGCACGGAAAATAATAATTTCTAACTGGATAAAATTCTGCATTTACCTCGTTCGCATGATTGATTAAATTTTGAACTTCAATCAAATCAAATTTTAATTCAGTTAATTTTTTATCCCAATTCGGAAATTCTTCCCAACCATAGAAAATAGAAAATTCAAATGTATATTCATGTAATTGGAGAATATAAAATTTTGCTTTATGAATTTTTCCATTATCGTTGTAAATAGCTTCAAATTCTAATTCATAATCTTCGGTATTGTCTGATTGATAATCTAAGAAAAACGAATGTATAGAATAAGGTAATTCTTCTGGTAACGAATAGTTGGCCACAATTTCATTATTGAACCAATTATTCGTTTCAACAGTTGATATATTAGTATTTGATAAATCGATTTCGAATAATCCATCAATCTGTGTAACACGCATCATAATCTTCTGAGTTTATGTAGAATTCTAATTCGGAGCTGTAAAGGAAATTATCTGTCGAAAACATTTCGAACGTTTCGTAAGCTGGAGCAATCTCAATAATATCATTACCTTTCAATAGCCAACACACTTTACTGTGTGCAATTTCCTTTAACTTCGGTATATCTGTTCTGAAATAATATCCTGTATTCCATTTTATTTTTATTTCTTCATCAACGCCAATGTTTTTGTGATGATTTTTTGAATTTAAAAAATTAGAATAGGTTTCTTTTGGTGTAAAATCAAGTCCTCCAATCATTTCAAAAATCTGCGGAAGTCCCCAATAATCAATGTAAATAATATGATTAGAAAATGGAGTAGAAGGAATTATCTGATATTGCATCGCTTGATTTTCCGAAACGATATCAACCAAATTACCTGGTTCTAAGTCTAATTTTGAAAAGTCGTAAAACAAACTATAAATACTTAATTTATTAATATCTCTTAATTCAAATGTTTCGACTTTCTTTTGATTTACATAAACATGAATTTCCGAATTGATATTTTTTGTTAAGAAATGTGCTAATACTTTTGAATTTTTCGTTGCTCGACAAATACGATTTCCCATATTCGACAAAACACCAGTATTATTTACATTCAATGTACGTGGCAAATGTCCTTTCATATACAATTGCGCTGGCAAATCATAACTGTACACAATGGTTTCAGTTTCGTAATTGTATTCAGTAACCTTTACGTTTATTTTGCCTAATTCGTACATTTTTTTTATTTGACCGTCATTTGATTGCCAGTTGAAATAATTGATTTGATTTTGAAATAAATCAAAAAAGTTGTGCAAATATTCCCCAAGATTAAACAACGCTTTGTCGTTGAAGAAATACGCATTCTGGATTGTTTCAATATCTTGTCTACCTTTCAAAGAATCATAGATAGTGCCTTTAATTTGAAGCTTTAAGTAATTATTTTCGTTACGTTGAAATGATGATAAATTCAATACTTCTTTTTCTTTTGTGAAATGAATTTCTCGATCAAAAGAAGCATTCCAATAGTCATACAATTCAAAATCTAATTTGATGTTTATTTGATTTATGGAATCATCAAAGATAATTTCGTCACTATAATTTCCAACTTCTATTGATTGATCAGAAATTGAACGGATTTTATATGTCTGAACATTGGAAATTTCACTCTCTAATTCTATCTCAATCCATTTTGGTTTTATAATTGTAGTAGTATGTGGTGCATAAACAACAAACTTTTGCCAATCTGAAAATCCAACACTTTGCAAGTGAGAGAACTCTAAATGATCTGTACTAGATTCAAGATTATTCGTGTTGGTTTGAAGTGTATTAAGAACTAATGTTGCAAGATTTTGATTTACTTTTCGAAATGAAATAGAACCAACATTCAACCCATATTCTAATTGATTGGATGACGCTACCGAAAATGTTAATTGTCTATTTCCTGCAGGTATAGTTTTAGGCAAAACTTCGCCATTCAATAAGATATATGATGGTCCAGAAACAATATAATCTGTATCAGAAACAATGCTCACCACACTATTTGTTGAAACATTATTCCCTCGTGTATAATGCAAAACATCGCTTTGTTTATTTAACGTGAAATTATAATTTGTTGGAGTAGCAACTGTCAGCGCTAAATTGATTGATTGAGATTGAACAATCATCCAAGGATCATTTCCACGTTGTAACGAAACTGTTACATCAAAAATACCTGTGTAGTATCCGTTTGGAATATTTGTTAAATCTTTAATTTTTATTCCTACATTACCACTCCATCCGCTACCTCCATTTCTTTCGATAAATTGATCTCCTTCAACTTCAAATAAATCATAACCATATTGGTTCGTGTAGCAACCAAACTGAATTCGATATTTCGGCATATCTTGCTCAGCTGCATTTTGACTTGTTCTTACAGATACATTTTGAACAGATAAATCATTTGTAGATTTATAAAATGTTAGTTTTGAAGGCGAAATATTGATGTAATACGTTACTTCGCCACCGTCTATAATGATTGGCATTATTTTATTGTTTTATTTTTAAACTTTCTCACACGTTCAATTCCTTTCTCTATTGCTGCCGAATTGCGGTAATCTGCTAATACTCTGGCGTCGATTCCGTTTGTTTTCAAATCGCTTAAAAGTTCATAATTAAGTTTCAAGAACGCAATAAATTCGGTGTTATCGGTTGACGCAATATTTCCATAACTTCCATTTTCAAAACCTTTAACACGCATAATATCATTTTGCAATGCATTTTTGATATCTGGAGATAAGCCTTTCCAAGTTGGCCCATCGATAATCATTTCCGGAAAATGTTGTCCTTGTTCGCCAGCCAAAAAATGTGTTGGTTGAGAAACTAAACCAGTTTTCGCAATCCCGGCACGTTTTGCACGAAAGCGTTTCCCATCTTGTTCACGTTGAATATTGATATATCCATCCTCAAAACCTTTAGATGGTAAAGGTTGTGCGGCAATCATACCTGTTTGAATCGCCCCAAAAGCACCAACTATTGCGGCTAAAGCATAGTTGGCAGGTGTCCAAGGCTTCATACCTAACGCACCAACAACAGCAGTTGCAGTACCCATTAAAGCAGAAACTAAAGCCATTTGTTTCTCACGCTTAGCTTGCTTGTATTCTGTTTCCGCTTTTTTCTTATTGTACGCGTCCTCTAATTTTTGAACTTCTGCATTGTAAGTCGCTTGATTAATATAACCTTGATCTAATTGTCTTGAAAGCGCATCTTTTTTACGATTTGTTCTATCTTCAAATTTTTGTAATTCTCTGTTTTCGTTGGCTGCAACCATTTGTGCGTATTGCGCATACATTTGTTGCATAACACCAATTACAGCCGCTATTTCTTCGAAACCTATTTTTCCTTGTTCCAAATGATTAAATAACATTTGCCAATCATCTGTAGACATTCCGAAAATATCTGCACTGTATTTATTTAAAGAACCTTTACTGTTTCCATCATCAGACTTCTTCTTTTTATTTCCACTTTTATCATCTTCGCCTTGACCTTTTAATTCATTTTTCTTAATGATTAATTCGTCAATTTGTGATTTAAGTTCCTCGATTTGAGATTTGAAATTTTCTTGTTGTTCTGGAGTAAGCAGATTAAAATCAATACCTTTTTCTGTACTTCCTTGTGAAATCGCTTGTAATTGACTTAATTGTTCTCGTAGGAATTCTTCTTGTAATGCTAAAGTTTCTTGCTCATATTGTTTTTCTAAAGCTGTTTTTGCATCTTGCCAAGTCTTTATTTCTTTTAATTCCTTGTCATTCAGCGAACGTTTAAGAATTTCTTTCGCATCATCAACAGACGATATAGTTGCTAATTCTGATCGTTGTAAACGCTTTTGTTCCTCTATTTTTTTATTCCCTGATTCGACTAATTTATCGATTTCAGATAATTGAAATTTTCTACTTAATTGAAGTAAATCGTTTGAATATTTATTTTGTTGAGCTGTAAGCAAATCATTAATTTCAGCATTCTTACTTAAATAAGTTGCTTTCATTTGATCTATACGAGCGACTAAAGCAGTATCACCATTTTTGGTCGCTGTTGCTTTTTGTTCATTAAGTATTTTTAAAGTTTTTTCGTCAATTAATTGCGCACGTAAATCATCCATTTTACGTTGATGTTCTACGCTCATCGTCGCACGTTCTTTTGCGAAAGAATCTTCTATACTTTCTAATCCTAAATCTTCATAATCACGTTGAATTTTTAAGATTTCTTCTTCATTTTTCTCTGTTTCCTTCTTTAAATCTTCGTAGTATTTATCGCGTTCGGCTTTTGCTTTCTTACGCGCATTATCAGCTTCTCTTTCTGCTTTTTTACGTGCGTTTTCTGCATCCTTTTCTGCTTTTTTTCTAGCTTTTTCAGATTCTTTATCTGAAGGAGTGGTAAATTCTGATGATGAATTATTAGCTGTTGTAGATGTAGTATCAGATAATCCTATTAAAGCATTCAATTCTTCGTTATCCGCTTTAATTTTTGCCGTTAATTGTTTTGCTTCTGCAGAATTTGCTTTTAATGTTTTTAAAGTTGCTGTATTTTTTGCAATCCTATTTCGAATAGCTTCAGATTGTTTCCCTTGTAAAGTGTTTGCTACAGCTAATTGGTTTTCAATCTGAATATTTTCCGATTTTGCTTGATCTATTTCATATTGAATCGATTTTTGATTTCGCCCAATATCAAATCCAAAAAATTTACCATCATCTCCATAACCTTTTCCTGTCGCTTTAGTATTCTTTTTCTCTGTTTCTAAAGCAGTTATTTTTGTAGAATTCTTAAGTTGTTGAGAATACAATTCTGTTTTTAACGCAACAATGGCTTTTGCTTTTGCTAAATCATCTATGTGTTTGATGTAGTCTTTAATCAATTGAATACTTTGACCAGTTTTCATATTTTCTAAAGTCAATGTATCCAAATATCCATTTGTAATTGTTTTTAAGATTTCTAACGCTTTTTGTTTTTGTTCAAGTGTTGAATTTTCATCATTAATCGTTGCGATTAATGTTTCAATTTTTGATTTTTGATTAGTCGTTGCATCAGCTACATCATTTGCTATACGAGTGGTTGCACTCATTATATCATTAGCTTCATTTGCTGAATCAGAGAATAAAAAGAAAGCAGTTGTTGCAGCAGTTACCAATCCAATTACAACTCCCCAAGGAGAAGCAAATAAAACAGTATTTAATGCTCTAACTTGCGCAATAGCTCCTCTTATATTTCCTGCTAATAAAAGTTGTGCAGCTGCATATAATTCTGTACGTACAATTGCAATTGCAGCTAAAATATTTTGAAGTTTTAATTGAGCATTATAAAGAATAGATCCTGCTGTATTTCTATTGGTCCATAAAGCGGTCAATTGTAATGCAGCTTTATAAGAAATTAATCCTGCAACAAGTGTAGCAACTACTTTTGCAATCACTAATAAATTATTTCGCCAGCGTGCACCCGATTTATCTGCATCTTCAGTTGCTCCAATCAATTTAGCAAACCAATTAACACAAGTTGTTAACCAAGAAACTAAAGTGTCAGACGAAAACCAACCCGCCGTAGTTTTCTTTATTTTATCTAATGTTGCGGCTAAATTATTATTCTTGATATTGTATTCGTTGGTAAGCGATGTAGCTTCTTGCATAGATAAGTTTGCAGTAGCTTGACGTTGTTTCAAAATATCAAGATTATTGGCTAATGCAGATAGAGAAGCGACTCCACGTGTACCTCCTGCATCTAAATCTTCCATTTTTTGTACCATCGTTTGAAGTCCTGCCGAATTACCGTTCAAACCCTCTAAAAACTTAATCATTGCCGCATTAGAATCTTCATTCAAAAGCTTATTAAAATCTTTGATCGATATTCCTGCGATTTTTGCATATTCGCCAGGATTCTTGAACATATCCAAAAGAACTTTATTCATTGCAGTTGAAGTAACTTCAACAGATTGTCCTAACTCGTCGAAAGTTGCGGCATAACCTAAGTTATCGGCAGCACTCAATTTGGCTTGTGGTGCAACACCCGCCATACGATTCATATAGTCAACTAAAAACGAAGCTTGGTTGGACCCACTAGCCGAAACTTCATTGATAGATGATCCCAAAGCTTCCATTGCTCCCTCGAATTCTTTCCCAGTTTCCGTACCAACTTGATAAGTTGTAACCAGCTTCCCTACATCTAATATTTGTGATTCTCCTAAATCATCACCCAAAGCAACTTTAAGTCTATTAGCTACTTCGACAAAGCCTTCAACTTCTTTTAATGATGTTTTTCCTAATCGCCCAGCTTGCTCAGCTAATCCAAGTAATTCCATTCGAGAAGTACGCGTGCTAATGTTACCTAACGATTTGTTTAACTCATCAATTTGTTTTTGCGTAAAACCTGTAACTTTCATTACATTAGAATTAGCGTCTGCTAATTTTCCTGAATAGTCAAGCCATTGTTGTATAGAATATGTAAGCCCTGTAATAGTTGCAGTTACTGATAAAATCATGGTTTGGTATCGATTCAACCAATCAGCAGCTTGTCCAAATGTTAGTCGTTGAGTATCACCAGCCGCTCTAAGTTGATTTATCCTATTAGTAGTTTCAGTTAATTCAGCATTTAAGTTTTGCCATTGTCTACTGCCAGGTACCATATCACGAAGACTATTTCTTAACTGATTTGCTCGTCTTGTTAACTGATTCATTGTTAAACCCGTTAATCCTATTTCATTTTGTAGACGATCCATTTCAGCTCGATTAGTTCTTATCTGTGCTGTGTTTTGATTTATCTGATTGGTTAGATTTCTATATTCTTGCGTATTTTTTTTACCTTGAGCTTCTAGTAAACGTTGCTCTTTTTTCAAGTCTTTGTTCGCAGAAACTAAGTCTTTCGTCTTTTTTTCTAATTCGAACAAGTCTCTTTGTGCCTGACTATTATTAATAATAATATCAAGTCTAATATCTTCTTCGTGTATTCTTCTACCAGCCATATTGCAGTTTTACTGCAAAATCGGTCAGTTGAGACACAAAAGTATAGACACAAAAAAACCACTCAAAATAGAGTGGTTAGTTATTGTAAATAAATAGATTATTGTTTGATTTGTTCGTTGAACCAACTTTCAAAATCGATTCCTATAGCAGTGCAAACTTTAATAAAAATATGCAATGGTAGTTTGTTCTCCTTGTACAAATAATCTTCTATCGTTCGTTTTGGAACATCAACCAGTTCTGAGAACTCCTTGATTGTTTTACAACCGCTTTTTTGGTAAAGAATTTTTATGTGATTCATAGTTTTTCATAATTATACTTTTTCGAATAAATCTGCATTTGGTTTATGCGTGATATATTCGTCCTCGTCTACTAAGATAAATAAATTAAGTTGTTTGTCGAAATTCCACAATGCACCTTCGTCTATCTCTATACCTTGTATAGAAATAACATTTACTTTATTCCTGTACTGCATCGCTTTGAGATTTTAATTGGTTGAATACTTGTGCAGCTACTTTTGGTTTATGATCAAAAGATGCAATCATTTTACGAATTGTACCAAATGTATTGACAACATCTGTACGATAATCTGCATTATCTGCATGTGATGTGCTGATCCAATCTAAGAAAACTGATTCTAAAATATTATCCAGTTCTTTTGGTTCTGCGTACGATAATAAGTTTTCTAACTCATTTGTGAATTGTGCGTGAGCTTTGCGTGCTTTTTTAGATAAAGCATTTTTTTTGTTTGATGTTTGGTTTGACATTTTTATAACATTTAATTTAAGCCAACAAGAAAGCCCTGGCTATGTGGGAGTCGTCAAACCAAACAAGAGTATAGATGTAATCTATAACAAATGTAACCACACGCCAAGGCGTATTTTAAATATTATTATTTTAATTTTTCAGAAGGAAAGTTATATATACAACAAAACTCTCGCTTGGTTTGACAAAGCAAATATAAAACAAAAAAAATAAGTTATGCAAGTGCATAACTTAAAAAGTTTTATCATCTATATTCTTCACTTCTAATATTTATTAATTTCCAATTGGATTTTTCTAATTCATCACCTCCAGTATAACCAATTGTTACTTTATAAATAAACTCTTTCTCTACTCCAAATGAGTTTTGTGCAGAAACTTTTCTTAGTATGGTATAAGAACCATCAGAATTTCTTTCAGTATTACAATCAAATAATGAAAAATCAGCAGTTTTAGGATTTAATAAATCCATTTTTATAAAATCTTCTGACATAGAACATGAATGCCTTGATTCTAAATATGAAGAAATATTTAAACCTTTTCTCACTTCATTATTTGTAGATTCTTTAATATCGCTTAATTCTACTGGACAAAAATCATTTCCCTTTGCCATTAAAAGAATATCTAAACCAATAACTTTCTTTAAATCTAAAATAACTTTATCAGCTTCTTTTATGTTTCCTTTTAATTCATATGATTTGTATTCTTTGTAATAATCACAAAAGCTTTTATTTTTAAAAACATTAGAATCTTTAGCTTCTTTTAAAACAGCTATATCTGCAGGAGATAGAAGTGAGTATTCAGATAAACCAAGTGTTTTTTTTAAGGCTGTGTTTTCTTTTGCTATACTATCTGAAACATTCTGTTTTTCAATAAGTATTTTTTTATCTTCACTATCTCTATATCTATCATAAAGATAATATCCTGTTATTATACTGATGATAATTACAATAAATACTATACATCCTCTACTTTGTTTTTGTTCATTAATTTTCATATTAAATTTTTAAAATTATTTAAAAATACAAAAAAGCGACTGGGAAACCCAATCGCTTTTACCAAACTATAAAAACACTATATGAAAAAAATTAACCTCTCGCTACTTCTACTAAGTATTTTGTAGCGCCAGCGTCAACATATCGTAATGTGATGGATGCATTTTCTAATGCGGTCCATTGTGTGCCATTAAATAAGATAACAGTTACACCTCCTGCAACACCACTTTCCAATGTATATGGAGCTACACCTCCCGAACCAATCAATGTAACCATATCATTGTTCTTAAGGTTAGATGTTGCAATAGTTAAAGTATCCGTAACAGCAGCAGAAGCTACTTGTACTACTTTACTAACCGATCCGTTAATCGTAACTGCTTTGCCCGTAGATTCAGGGATTTCTCCACGAATGATATTTCCTTCGTAGAACGCATTTAACTTATCCGTTGTTCCGTACGCTTGCCAAGTTAAAGTAAAGAACTTACCATCAGATGAATTGGTTTGCGATGGAACTAATTGCATTGGTAAACAAGGTTCTCCAATGACATCAAATCCATTCTCGTCGCAAGAACCAACGAAAAGAATAACATCTTTTCCTAACATTTTCGCAATGAATTCACGCGATTCAACTTCATTTCCTGGATGTTGTGCGACAAACTTTGGTGTGATCTTGATTGAATCTTGTTCTGCTTCCGTTTCGAAAGAAGCATCAGCCTTTGTATTGGTGTGATAAAACTCAAAGAATGTTGCACCTGGTCTAAGTACAATGTTTCCCTCTAATCGAATTCCAAGTTCGTCACGTGATGGAAATCCGATAAGATCTTCTACTAATACTCCAAATCCAGTAGGGTTGAATTTCGTTGGAGAAGCTGGTGAATTACCTTTTGGTTTATTTAATTTTAAAGACATTTTATATTATTTTTTGTGATTAAACAATGAAAGAAAGTAACTGCCGAAACAGTTACTTATCTATTTTTTATCCGCGAGCAGTTTCGTACCATTTTCCGTTAGCAGAAATTAACTTCACGTATTTCGTTGCATCAGCTAATTCTAAAGCAGGATCAACAACAATGTTACCAGTTGTAGCAATTGTAACAACTGCAGAACCTCCGTAGATCGTAATTTCTTTACCTTCAACTCCGTTGATTACTTCTGTAACTGTTAATACATCAGTACCAGCAAATTTGAATGTATCCGCTTGGTTAGCATCTAATACAGCAGTTGTGTATGTTGCTTCGTTATCTACAACAGTTGGTGCAGCATCTGTACGCTCTAATTCTTTTAATTTACCATCAGGCATTACGTAAAGTGTTAATGTACCATCTGTTTTCAATTTGAAGTCAGAAGCTAATAACAAGTTTGCATTCTTTTTGATTGCAACAGTTGCAGAAGCTAACGACTTGTTACCCGTAATTCTTAAGATATGTCCTTTAGGTGCATCTTTAATTTCAGTAATATCATTTGTGAAATTATCAGCAATTGACATATTATCGTACTTGAATTTTAAAATACCTGTTTGATCGTCAAAAACCGGAACCGTTACAGATTTGTCGAATACTGGAACATCATTTGTCCAAACACGTTGAGCAATAAACTTGTCAGGATGCGTAGTAGCTAAACCTAATCCAATTCTTTTTAAGCGAATACCTAAACGATAATCTGCAAAGAACCATGTATTACGTTTCTCGTGTCCTAATGTGAATTTTCCTTTTTCTGAAGGATCATACTCTAAAACTTCAACATTTTGAGAGAACGTAATCGCTACAAAAGTTGTGTTTGTAAAATCGATTAATGGTTGGAAAATGATGTTCGGATAGTCTACTGGATGATTTTTTGCATATGCTTTTCGTCCTTCATCTTGCGATAATTTACGATCATATAAATCACCTGCACCGTCTTTGTACCATTTCAAGACTTTTGGTGATAATTGAATTTCTAATCCTTCTTGCGCACGTACTTCGTCTGGTAAAGATTCAATCATGAATTGAATTTTATCAAAAGTATTTTCCGGTGTTAATTCTCCTGTTACGAATGGATGATATTTAGCATCAACATCACGTCCTTTCCAGTAGTAATAACGTAAACCATCTTGTGAATTAACCGCCATTCCTGGAACATCTCCACGAGGATCAATTGCTAAAATACCATTGATTTGAGCTTTACGATCGTCGATGCGTTGTTGTTCAATCAACTTCGATAAGATGAAGCCAATAAAAGACATTTTCCATGGATGAGAACCATCTAAATTCACAACCTCGCGAATCCACATTGTTTCGTATTGCTGTAATTGGTAACCATCAAATTCGATGTCGATTTTCTTTGGGAAAACGTAACCTGCTTCTACTGAAATTAAGAATTTGTTTTTAGGTGCCCAACCTTCTTTGCGTGCTTGAACAATTTCACCAACTGAAATACCAGCTTCTGAAATTCTGTCAACAATACCAGATTGATATCCCCATTCTTTCGGTAAATCACCTTTGTCGAATAAAAACGATTCTAATACAGTTGGATTTTTACGGATAAAATGTTCCGCATCTTTTTCTAACAATGGAATTTCTTCCGCACCAAAAGTTGTAGCTTTTGTTGAACGGTCCATCATTCGCATATTCCATGCACGACCTTCGAAAGCGTCCCAAGTTTCATTCGAACTAAAAACGTGAGTTGCAGAGTGTGCAGGCAACATTGTTGCAGCTGCAACAGCTAATGAAGTTGTAGCTTTACGAATAAAACTTTGTGGTTTATCGCCTACAGATTCTTTTTTCATAGCTGCGTTTTCAGCTTTTAGTTTTTTGATTTCAGATGTTGCAGTTACCTTTTTTTCTTCGGTAGTTGCTTCGGCACCACTTTCTGTGTTTTCCTCAGAAAGATTTACATTTAATTCTTCCAAAACAGCATCTAATGCAGCTTGTTCTTTAGCATCAATATCGGCAGATGCTAATTCAGCGTTCATATTATCGAATAATTTTTGAGCTTGTTCAGCCCCTAATTTTTCTTCGATTTTTGTACGTTGATCTTGTTCAAAATCAACCTTACCTTCTTTTACTGGGATTTCTTCTAAGCCTAAAAATGCCATCACATAAGCGGCAGAAGCTTTCATTTTATTCCAAATCATTGTCTAGAGAATTTTAAGAGTTATATTTTATTTCATTAATTATATTAATCATCTCGATTGCGTTTTCGATTGTTCCAATAGAATCAATCAAACCATATTTTAAAGAGTCTTCCGCTCCGAATGTTCTTCCATTCAAAATACCTTCTACAGATTGATCAAGGTTTGGACGATTTTCGATTACAGCATTTTGAAATTTTTCTGCCATAGGATTCAAGTATTCAGATTTCAATAGTTTGTAATCGCCTTCTAATGCTTGTTCGAAAACTTTTCCTTTCCAGTCAGATTGGTCTGCGTAAACGACATGTTCGTCAACTCCTTTGTTTTCTAACATTTTTTTGTAACCATAAAAACTTGATACTACTCCGATAGAACCAAATCGTGCAGATATTGTATTAGATGCCATTTTATGGTCGCTAATAATATCTGTTGACCATTGACCAAGTGATAAAGCATTATCACATAAGGAAATCAAAGCTTTTTTCTTTTTAGATGAGAAATCTATGAATGGATTAATAGATTGTACAGAACCTCCTGGAGTGTCTGTTTTAAGAATGATACCTTTAATTCTATCATCGTTGTTGTACATCTCTATTCTTCTCACGATGCTTTCGGCTCCCCAAGAAAAACAAGTATCGTACATTGTTACTGGACCAATTAATTCTACGACAGCGTACGTTTTTTCTTTCAAATTTTCAGGTGAAACTTTCTCACCATAATCATTTGCTAAATAGCTAATGGCTTCTGGTTTATCTCCTAATGCATTTACAGGAAGTTTACCTGCTAAGAATTGGTCAGCTATTCCGAAATAGTTAATTGCAGAAAATGCATCAAAAGCCCAAAGTCCATTTCTAAGTTCGTTTAAAACCTTCATGTTGTAGTATTTGAAGGCAATTTATATCAGAAATGTAGTAGAGAAGCTGACACAAAAAAAGCATAGTTACGGCAATAACTATGCTTAGTGACAAAATTCATTGATTCTTAAATGAAGATATAAACTATATTTTTAAAAATTATTTTCTAATTCTTTTAATTCTTGAATTACGGCATCAGAAAAACCAAATGATAATTCGTTTACGATGTTAGGTAAATGCCCAAATACAATACGGTTGTAAATCGGATGCGATTTCTTTTTGTGTTTTCCCGATGCAGATTCTCTACTGGACATATCTACAAATCGGTGAAGTTTCAAAATATCCAATTGCAATGTATCGTTGTTCACCGAAAATGAATTATCGTAAAACGAACTGGTTGTGAAACCTCTTTGACGCATCACTTTGTTTTGCGCTTGTATCATTTCGTTTCCTTGCTCCGATAATACTTTTTGAATAAATTGTTTTTTATAAACATCATTTCCGTTACGTTCACGTATCTCCAGTAGGTTCATAATTAGAAAGTAAATGTTAACGAATAACCACTTGTATCGGATTGATGCCTTACAGGATCTATTTGTAAAGTTCCTGCTTTGATGCTACTCATTAATCCGCAAAATTCCTCTCGCTCATAAAAATCATTTGTCATCTTATCAATTAATTTCTTCATTGTATCCATTGTTCGGAAGAAAACTGACATTTCATCAAAATTATTTTCCATTAATCTTATATCAAATTTTTCTAAAACCAAAAATTGCGTAAAATTATTATAATCTAAATCATCAAAACTGGTTGAACCGTTAGAACTGTGAGAAGGTAGAACAATAATTAAAACGTGGTTTTCTTCGTTTGTCAAATCTTTCAATGATTCGACTAATTTATCTGGACCATCTACCATTCGAAAATGATTGATGCCAATATTAGAAGCTTTTATTTCTAATCCAAATTCGTATAAACGTTGTATATCAATCATCTTATTTTATTTTTTCAGATTTTGTTTTTTCGTCTAAATAATTTTTCTTCATCTCATACATTCTCAGCATAATTTCGCCTAAAGGAACTTGACGTACTTTTTCGTAATCGCCAAACTCACCAGATTGTGCAATTGTATGAGCTGTGGAACGAATACCCACGCTTGGAATAGAGGATTTGAAATCGGAATCATTGTCAAAAATGATGGATAAATCAATCTCATTACCTGCAATATCCACACTTGCAGAATTAAGGTAATTCATAAATGATGTGAAAAATAAATATACACCATACTGAATGCCTTTGTCTATGTATTTGAAATGCTTTGTTCGCTTTTCTAAGAATTCGCTTATCTTTTTGGTTGGATATTCTTCATTTTTTCTCAAAAATAAAATAGCCAATAAACGTGTAAACGTTTCTTCTGAATATTCTTGATGATGCTCTAATATTAATTCTGTTGCGTCTATCCATTGTCCAAATGAAATGTGATTTAATGGATCAGTTGGTCCATAATATTTGGTTTTAAAATATTCGAATGATTCTATTTTAGGCATTAAAAAATCAATGTTTAATCGATAGATTTTATTTTCTTCGTCAATCTCAAAGAAATTATTGACTAACTCAGATAAGTAAGCAATGTTTGCCCAAAAATCTTCGTTTTTGCTTTTGTGTGCTTTCTTATCGATATCTAATAATGCGAAAACAGTTAATGTTTTAAATTGTTCTAATGATATTTTACCTGTTTGTTGCGCATATGCAAAACGTGCAATACTGATAAATTCTTTCTCGTTGCATTCGTCTAAATGCTCTGGAAAATATTTATAAATATTTGATTCAGGAAAATGAATAGTAATCATATTGAGAATATTTTTGAGTTTGGATCAATATCAATTAACGATTTGATGTTAATTGTTTCAGTACTTTCTACAACTTCTGGAGCAACCAATTTTTCGATGTCTAAAAGAATTGAATTATAATCGTTCTCAAATAGTTTTGCTACTACTCCGATTTCTTGTTTTGCAGGAACTTGCATTTTTGAAGCTACATAGTTTTGTAAAATACCTTCTGGAAATAATGTTGCAGACATTCGCAACACTCCCCAACTCATCGCATAATATGCACATGCAGCCTTTATTTTTGAAAGTAACACAAGGTTTGGAACTGTTTCGCCAGCGGTCAACTTAGTTACTATGTCGTTCCAAACTACTTGTGTAACTCTTGGTATTATTTCTTCGGTGATACATTTGTTTACACCAGGAACTAATTTCATTAACAATAAACGAGATTCGATTGAAAAGTAATCATCAAACTCTGCTGTTGTACGAAACAATGATGTAAATGATGATTTATATTCTTTGGTTGATTTCCAGTTGTTCGGATTCTTTTTATCCAAATACTCAATCATCCGGTCTAATCCTTTGTAATATTTTTTTTCTGATGATTTGTTATCTCGATCAATCATCCATTCGAATGGCATTTTCTCGTATTCATTCAATCTTGCCTTACGCCCTTCGTTCGTGTGAGCAACATCACTTTGAATGACATATTTACGATAAGCATCGACCGCAATAGGATATGCAACAACATCAATTAATTTTTTCGATTCTTCGGTTGGATTTTCATACAAGTTAACCACATGATCGTACATATCATCACCAATAATTTTTACAACTTCTTCAGTGGCTAAAATTAAATCCTGAGTTAACCTATCGAATGTAATTGAAGCATCTATCATTGGTAGATACTTGATTAATTCTTTATTGTTTTTGATTAATAGTTTCATAGTGTTATTGATTGATTGCTCTGTCTTTTGATGATTCGTCTTGTTGTCTACGTACGCCTACATGATGAAAGCCTATTCGAACGTCTGCATCAGGGAAATTAACTCGTAATGCAGTGTTAATCGCTTTTGTACAAATTTCCTCCGGAACATTGATATTGGTTGAAAGATATGTTTGATGCGCATAGAGTTGTTCGGAACCACTGTCTGACTTACCACTTTCGGAAATATTACCCAAAGCAGAATGTAAACCAACTGCTGCACCTACTGCATAATCGGCACGTTTACTAACATCAATTTGAGCTGAAATAAAATCTTTTACATTCTGATCTATCGCTTTTATTGTCCAACCAAATTCTTTTAAGTTGTTGCCATCTGTATCTGTTATTCGTACTGTGTGCCACATTTTACCAGCATTTTCTGCACCTGAAAGAACTTCTGTTATCTTTTCGAATACTGCACGTTCATACTCTTTCATATATTCTTCTTTCCAAGGAATATTTTTTTCTTGACATTTTTTCTTTAATTCAGTTCTTTTATTTTCCCAATATTTATCTGGTGATTCTACGTGAAATTTTAGATTGATTGAATTATCGGTGAAAGACTTTAAGATTAAAGGAGTAGCTGTAGATCGTCTTAACCATTCTAATGCTCCGAATATATCAGGAAGTGTATAAAAATCTATTCCGAATGAATATTCATTACTGTACATAATTGAGTTGGCGTGTGCAGTAGGATTGCAACAATCAAACAATGGATATACTTTGCAGAATTCATCAGCGACAAAGTATTGAGAAGTTTTGTTATTAACGATTACATGCGTGGGAATTCCTTCGATATGATTATCTGAACCATTGATAGCAGCTGCACGAACTCTATTCGCAGGAACGTGAACTAATTTTGATATAAAGTTTTCGCCTATGTAAAAGCCTTTTCCTTGTTCTATACGTGTGGTTGTAGCTTCGATATAGTTGTAGTCTTTAAGACAGCGTAGTAAGTAATCTTTATAATCAAAAGAATTTAACCAATGTTCTATTTCTTTATTTACTACTAACTCACGTGTGATAAGATCACCATCAAATACTTCTTTGTATAACTTAGGACCATTTCCCCAAAGTAAATTTCTTTTCTTGGTTAGTAATCCTGGTGCAATGTAGTTACGTGATACTACATCTCGTATAACATCTGGTAAGTTGTTGTAATCACCATAAGGGAAGATAGCATAATCTCCAATGTTATACACTTTATCTGTCCAGTTGAATGAATCTCGTAGCTCTGCATTTGTTCTATTATCTTCACGAGGATTCTTTATAGTTGAGAATGAAACTGCTCCGACATCGTTAATCATCATGATGTCATTACCTTCCTTTAAAGTACGATAAGGTTTATTATCAAATTGATTTACAAAATTATATTGAATGTTAGTAGTACTCATAGCGTAACGTTTACTCCGTTTAGTTTGATTAATAATGCTCGATGAAATTGTCTGTTTGTTCCTTCATCATGATCATAATAAGCGATTAAGTATTTAGCTCTTTTAGATTGATTATTTCTATATCCTGAACGTAGAGTAGCTGCATTAACTACTTTGTGTTCACCATTCAATTTGATATACTCAAATGAAAAAGGAATATCAACTGCACTAAATTGCTTCATACGCTTTATCGCTGTCATGTAATGTAATGTAGACATGATGCTAATATCATCTATTAGATGTTCGCAAACACTGACGCATAGAATGGTATTCAACTATGGTTGAATGTAATAATGGTTGAAAAAAGTGAAATAAATAGACTGTTTTTAAGACGTTTTAAGAGGTTTTTATGCTTTTTCTTACGATTTTCAACGATTTTTTAAATATCAGGAAAAAGGCTAAAAATGGCTTTACATGTATTTTCCGAAATTCTAAAGAAATGCCATATTTCTCAAATTTTCTTTTTCCTTTAACGTTAAAAACAGCTTTTGAGCGGGGCGGTGTCAATCTCCACACAAACAAAATCCTATTTTTTTAAAAATAGGATTGTTTGTTGTTTATCAATGTTTTATGATTTTTAATTTTTATTTTAAGTATAATTTTTGATGTTTTAATATAACAAATTACATTCTTTAGACTTATTCTATATAACAAATTACACTCAAATATTTACACGTATTTACGTGGATTTTGTTTAGTTTTTTGTATCTTTACGTTAGTAAAAAAGCAATGAGAAACATTGTTAATCAAACATTTAAAATTTATAAAGATGCAAAAATCAGTAGACACGCCACAAGCTAAAAACGTTACTAAAATTGAAAAAAGTACGAAATCTGTTACATTAGAGGAGAAGCAAAAAGCTAAGGAACAAATCAATTTATTGTTAGATAGTAATCCAAGCCCAGACAAACGAATATCAAACTTAAAAATTCTTAATAAACTAGGCGAAAAAGTGGATTTTTTAAGAAGAAAAAACGAAGAATTTTCTTTGTTTGTTGCAAGTATGGAAAGCACAGCGAATAAAATAACTATTCAAAATTCGCAAGGTTTTGACTTTTCTCTTAATAATTCCGAAACTTTATCAAAAGTTATTGAAGTAATCGAAAAAGATTTAGACCAGGTTACAAAAAAAGCAGAAGCAGAATTTTTAAACTTCAATATCTAACAAAAAAAATGCCTTACGGAGTTGGCGCTCTGTAAGGCTTGAAATAAAAATCCTTTTAGCAAAAAAAAATCTTATTATCATGTACAAAAATACAACTTCTAAAACTTCTGACAAAGTTTTAAACATACTTCACGAAAATGGCTTTTCTCATTTGTTCAACTGGGAAGATTACAGATTTTATAAAAAACAAGTTGCAGACGCTTTCAACTTAGCTTTTGAAATTGCTCAACAATTTATCAACAACGCAGACACTCCAAGCGATTACGAAGAATATATTTTTTAAGAGATGCAAAATATTATAGTTTCAGAATTTTCGACAGAATACAAGTTGAAAGCTGTCAAAAATGAATCGTTTGAGTTGAATAAAATAGTTAATAATCATAATCAATCCGAATTGATTTTAAGAAGTTTATACGATGGTAGTATAATGATTTATGAATCTTTTTTTGTCTTATTTCTTGATAATAGTTTAAGAGTTAAAGGATTTTTGAAAGTTTCACAAGGTGGTTTGACACAAACGAGTGTAGATGTAAGGGTAATTTTTAATGCAGCTTTGAATTGTTTAGCTACTGGATTAATAATATCACACAATCACCCAAGTGGAAAGCTCGAGCCAAGTCAGGCAGATATAAGAATCACGCAAAAAATAAAAGAGGGATGCGAGATTTTAGATATTAATCTCATTGACCACATTATTATAACCGAATTCGATTCCTATTCATTTTTAGAAAACAAAATTTTATAAGCCATGCAAAAACAAGTAAACGAAAAAAGACAACAATTAATCCATTTAAGCAATTTAGCGAAAGTTTATCAAGAAGAATATCCCGAAATGATGATAAACGAAATCTTAGTAAAATTCATGTACAGAAATTCTATGCACAACGAATTTTTAACTTTTAAAGGTTGGAAGGAAAAAGGATTCAAAGTAAAGAAAGGCGAAAAAGCTTTTTTAGTTTGGGGAAAGAAACGAAAAAAAGAAGTTGAAGAAAACGAGGAAGCAAAAGAATTTTCGTTCTTCCCGTTAGCTTATATTTTCTCGAATGCACAAGTCGAACAAATAAATTTAGATTAATGTTTGTACAATTAGAAAAAGCCTTCATAAAAAGGCTTTTTTTTCGCGTCGCCTTCGGCGGATTTTGTTCCCAATCAATTTAATCATTTCTTGGACAAAATCTCACCGAAGGCAAATTCTAATTTGATTTTTTTTGTTTATTGTGTTTTTCAAACAATTTATCGATCCAATGATTAAACTTTAGTAATTTATTATTCAAATTAATTTTTGGTAGTTTAATTACTTTTAAAGATTCTTCTATTCCCCAAAGTATATATCCTAATATATTAGTAAAAACGAAAAATGTTATACCTATTTCTTGATTTTTACTTCGTTCATTTGGTTTTTCTTCTTCATAAATTAATCCTATTAATATGAAATATATAAAATCAATTATGATTAATTCTCCCCACCATTCAAAAGGTAATAATTGAATAAAATATATTTTTACATACCAAAACAAGATAGCAAATAATACTATCCAAAAGTAATTGTGTGGTTTCATTTATAATGTTTTAAAGTTTCTCAAAAATAACAAATTACAATCAAAAACAATGTAAAATGTTATGTAAAAAATCAAAAGATACCCACATCTGGAATGATAGACGATTCACTATTATTTGTTTTTGATAACATTCGCCAATCACGACGCATCAACCAATATTTGAACGCATCCGAAAAGTTAGTCGAATACATAGGTCGTAAACGATAAGGTAAACTTTCGGATGATTTGTTTTTCTCTATAACTGTTTCGCCTTTACTGTTTTTACGCACTTTTATTTTGGTGATTTCTAAAGAAGATTTTAATTCTTTGTTGAAATTCTTATAAATTCTTACATCTGGAATACCAGCAATACCTTCTGATAAATATTTGGTCATAAAACGATATTCTTCTGCTTGATCTATTTTTGCTTGTCCACGCGACATCAATTCTACTTCCCATATTTCGCCAATTTCTTGACCCGCTTTTTCAATAGCTACTTTGGTATCATTTGCCCAATCTCTGTTAATGTTTTGGTAGGCATTACCTGAACGGTCATAAAATAAATACAAAGTCCTGTTTTTATGTCCTTTGTAAAACTCGACAAATTCTTTTGCAATTTTATTTAACGTAAAACTTTGTTCTGACACAAATTTATCTGTTTCATCATCTGGAACTGCAAAAATATTTTTTAAAGCATAGATATAGTTTTCACGTTCTTGACCTGTTACCATGGAAATCATATCTCCGAAATCCATACCTGCAGATACTGGTAATTGAGGATCGTAATACTCAAATCGCATATTTTTTGCGGTAGGCTTAAATTCTTCATGCAATGAATAATTGTCAATAAAATCTAATTTTAAACCATCTTCAAAAAAATGATGAGTTCCAAGATTGGTATAGAATTTTGCACCTTGAGGAATACCAGGCTTCATAGACAAAATGGCTGTTTTGAAATCTTCTATATTTCCACCTTCCAACGTATCTTCGAAATAACCAAGTGTCAAAATTTCGATGTTTGCAAATGTAGAACCTATCATAAATAGCGTGCTATCTCTACGCGCACGATTGTAATATGCCTGTAATTTTACTAATCGTTTCTGAACGGCTTTCAATTTTAATGCATCACGATTTTTTGTAGCTTTGAAATAATCTTTACGTGCTTCATTTAATTCAACAAATATGGTAATGATTAATTTGATTTGTTCCACATCCATATTTTTTTCTTGTTGTAAAATCCAATCAAATTCACCTTCAACAGGATTTGGCATATCTGTGGTAAATGTTCGCCCACGGTAATAAATAGATTCTGAAAACTTTGTGTATTCACCACGAATAGCAGGCGTTAATTTCTTTAATTTTTCTTCGTTAAAATACTTTGCTTCATCGCCAAATAAATGTTGATACGAGTTACCTGCCGCACTTGATGGTTGTGCCAATGATACGATCTTGAAGAAACAACCATTGTAAGTAGAAATTGTGTGTTTGAATGATTTTGGTGATTTATAGGGTTTATCAAAATATTTTGGTGGACGTTCGTCCAGTACATAATGTATTCCTTCTTCCCAACCTTTTCGGTTCCAACCTTCAATTAAAGCATCACGCACGTTACCAATTGCATTTTCGTAGGTGTCGGCTACCCAAGCAAAATAAGCACGTGGCATATTTTCTGCAATTGCGATGGAACGTTCTGCTAAAATATCAGATGATTTGGCTGTGGCACGACCAGAAATACCATAGTAATTTTTTGGTGACACCCAATCCATTATCATTTTAAACCACGACGCGAATCGTGGCTCAACTAAAGGATCATTCGGACTTACGGAGGTTCTCATGTTCAGTTGGAAATAGTTTTTGTGGTAAAATCAATGATTCGCGCATAGCGATTTCTTTTTCACGCTCTGTTAATGGTGCAGATTCAATAAATTCTTTTAATTTTTGTTTGTCAACAACAGATTCTAAACCTAATTTTTCATAATCATAAGAATACAGAGCAACCATTTTACCTGCTGCATCAGCATTTAATTTTGGTGGATCTTCTTTATCCAATCCAAGCATCTGAAAAACATCTTTCCAAAGTTTAATTGCTGCAATAAAATCTTTTGCCGTATTCGCCATTAAAAGAGCTGCATTTATTTGTGCTTCTACTTTTTGTGCCATACGATTTCGCAAGGCATCACGCGATATTTGCGAATCGCAATAATAGAATTCCATTGCATCTTCGTAAGCTTGCACAGCTTTATAGCGAGAAAGACCTTCTTTTAAAATCAAATACTTTAGGATATGTTCTCGACTTCCAAATTCAGCAATACGATTATCCATTCCACGTATTTTATCGAGCAATTCCATATAATCCATTATTGGCTGTTGTTCGGGTGGAATAACAATATCTTTACCCGAATACATTTCGATAAATTGGTAAATATGATCGAGTGTTATGTTGTCAATTTTACTCATCCAAAAAAGTTTGATTTTATATCTTGAATTCGGTTATTTTCTTTATTTTTTTCTCGTTGTTGTATAGCAGTTAGATTCCCTTTTTTGGCATTTTCTTGTAACGAATTATCGATTAAGAAATCTGTTTGCAAACGACCACGTGTTATACATTCATATACACGAGAAGTTTTTTCGTGAGCCAATAAATTGAAGTGAACAAAGGGTAATTCTAAATACAATGCCATCTGTCGAATTGTATAATTCATTGCTGCCAATGTTTCAATCTTTTCGTAGTCCTCCTCTGATATTAAAAGAGGAGTGGTGTATATTTGGTTTTGGCTCATTTTCTTGATAGATTTCGTTATAGGCTTCTCGTAATTCTTTTACCAATTCTGGAAAATAAATACTAAGCATTCTTTGCTTTTTATCTTCTGGAAAAGGAAGCTGAGACGAATGATTAAAATCTTCGATTGCTTCGATTGCTTTGGATAATCGCTCAGGTTTCATTTCCTATCTTTCAATTGATTCTGTAAATAATTTCATTCGGAAATTGAATGCGTCCTGTAAATTGGTAAAGGTGTATTGCTCGTAATGCGCGTTCTCAGACCAATTTCCCGAACCTTCGATAATGTAATGCCCGAATGCTGTTTTGGCTAAGGCTACTTTGCTGTGATTCCAAGCGAATTTTATGTGCAGATTGGGATAATGATTTGCATAAGCCATAATCTTATCTATTGTTTTCGGATTTCGTTGTTTCAACGAATCAGAAATTAACAAGGTTATTTGGTCTATTTTCCCATTTTCGTGCAATTCGATTAACGAATCAACTACACGTATCGCAATAGAGTAGGTACTGGCATATAAATGCTCTATCGTTTCGTATTGCGTGATAAAGGGAATAAATGTAAATGCATTAAACTGCGTATCGCTTTGTAACCAGAATTGTTCGCCCTCACTCGGAAGCCTTTCTAAATCTTTGTTCAGATTTTTTACTTTCTCGTAATGATTTAGTAGAAATTTCGTTTCAAAAGGCTTCGTTTGTTTGGGTTCCGCATCATTCGCACTTTGCTTTTTATTTAGATCAAAAAATCTACTCATTATTGGCTTTCTCCAATGATTTTGTGATTAATTTAATTTCTAATTCGTAGTTTTTAATTTTTCCATCAAACTCTGCAACTTTTCCAGCGTTACCTTTTTTATCGGCACTACCTCTGTGCATTTTAGCAGTTCTGATTTGACCTTTAATCGTTTCAACACGCTGAATTTTTTCGGCAGCAGTCATTGAATCGATTTTACGCTCTAATGAAAGTCTTGAGAAAATTTCGTGCTCACCTAAAACTTCTCCAGTTTCCTGGTAATGGTTCAATTCTTTCCAAATTGCATCATTTGCTTCGTCTGCTTCTGCAATTTTAGGAGCTAAATCTACACGAACATCTTCAGGAGTATTCGGGTCCTCGATGATTCCACGCATTTCTGCTAACTTTTTGAAAATCGTAATACGATCTGCAACTAAGATTTTGAATTCATCAGGTGTATTTTCTTGATTCAAGAAAGAAAATTCTTCTCTCAGTTTTGGAACTTCATCAGTACTTTTGTTTTCAGTATTGATTAAATCACTTGTTTGTGCAACATTTGTTGTAGGAATACACGTAGGACAGTTTTCTGTTTCTTTTGGTAAAACATGTGTTTTGGCTTCAACATCAGAAATATTGAATATCTTTTTGATTTCGTACACTAATTTGTTGTAAGAATTAGCCGAATATCCTTGTCGATTTAAAGATTGAAGAATGTTTTTGTTACGATTTTCGTGATTCTGATAAATACGTAAAAGTTGATTATACTTATCAACTGGAGATAATTCTGGATGAATTAATGTATCCAAAATTTCTTGTTTATTTTCTGTACTCATACGAATGATTTTACGCTAATATCCTTTGATATAGCCAAAAATCAACTGACACAAAAAAAGCACCCTATATAATAGAGTGCTTGTGAAGATTTATTCTTTATCTAATCGATTGAGAAAATAAAACACAGCTTGTTGAGTTTCGAATCGATCTTCTGTTTCTGAAGCGTTTTCTGATCCATTCCAATTTAAAAATAGTTCTAGCAATCTTTTATATAAAAAATTTTTTTCTTCTGTGGTAAGTTCTGAAATAGGCTTACCCAATAAATCTTCATTCATTTCTAAATAGTATATTGGCGTTTACTTGTCGTAAATCTACTTTGTTATTGCGACAAATTATGTCGTTTTATGTTTGATTTATAATTTTGAAAATGATTTTAATAGTTTATTGAAAACATTATTTATCCAATTCCAATGTCCTGTAAAAGCTAAAACAGCACAAACAATGGTAATTCCCAATAAACAAATCATATAGATGGATTGTGGTCCAAAAGAAAATCGTTCTTTGAGAACTGTTTTATATTTTGTTTCGGATTTATAGGTAATTTCAGATTTGTAGGTAATGTTAGAAATGTACCGATTAATAATTTTTCGATGCGTTTCTTCCTTACTTTTTTGGGTAGATTGTCCTCCAGTTACATTTGCTCCGGAAATTACTAATTTTTCTGTTTGACCATTTTTTGTTTGTTCGATAATCAATGGAATGATTTGACCATTTTGGTCAAACAAAGGTTTATAATCAAAATTGAACCAATTGGAATAATCATTTTTTTTGATGATGGAATGTTCTATCGTTGATTGTTCCTGGTCTACAGATAAATTGGTTTGTTCCGAAATTTCGGAATGGATTTTTTCGAAACCTTTTTCCTTGTCGGTTTTTCGGATGGAGCAACCATTGATTACAATTAACATTAAACCTATAAATGCGAATAGATTTAAAAATCTAATACTATTTTTTCTGTGCATGATTTTAAATTTTACCACCAAATTGTTTGTAATATTTTTCTAAATCCTTGTCATAATTATTGATGGCGTAATTAGGACCATTGTATTTTCGGGCAATGTTTTTGAAGTTCTTGTTACGCATATCAACATCTATTTTATTGACTTTGATAAAGCGAATAAATGCGTCTAATTGTTTCGCTTCACTTTCGTACATCGCATTGATAAACGCCTGTAATGTTGGATATCCTAAAGCTTTCCAATTTTCGCCCATAATTTGAAATAATCCCCAACTTGCAGATTCTAATGCCGCATTTCTATTTAGATTAGCTGCTTTTTGTAATCTTTTATGCTGATCAGATTCTTTTCCATAACCTCCAGGTGTTTTATTCGAGATATCAGGATTTTCGACAGAATATTTTCCATTTGTTTTTTGATGAAATTTGTGTCTTTCGAAAAGAATTCTTGGTTCTGATTCTGTAATAAATCCAGATGATTTAGCTTCTTTTTTTGCAAAAGCTTTGATCATTGCAACTTCTACATTTAATTGTTTTGCTGCATTTATGTAATCTTGCTCTGTTAATCTTGGTTTCATTCTTCCTCTTTTTTTGATTTAAATTTGTTGATGTCGAGATTGTTGTAGAAAGCATCTACTTTTTCTAACCATTTCTTTGGTGGAAATTTCCCATTAGATACGATTGCCATATTATTCCATGCAGAAGTTGCTGGATAAATAAACACAACTAAGCGTGTAATTATTTTCAGCATTTGTTCGATAAAAGTCACTTCTTGAACGATAAAATGAAAACTTTCGAACAGAAAAACACCTCCTACAACTAAAGCTATTTTGAGTGTCAATCCTGCTGCGTTATTTCGCCAGCTAAATGTTCTTGTAAAAAATAAATGTTTGATAGAACCAAAAAACCAATCTGTTAAGATTGCTCCACATACAACAGTTACATATGTTGAGTTTTGAATGGTCCAAATAGATAATTGATCAAAAATATAAACCAAAGGCGCTGTGATAAACGCAATGACGGACGATGATATTAGTTTTTCTTTGATCGTCCCGTCTGCAATTGTGACAAATTGCAGTAATATGAAAGATAAAATCGTTTTCATAAAAAAAGATATTTGAGTAAATGTTTAATACTCAAATATCTTGTATGTTGGATAGGGGAGTGCTGACACTATTATTTATTTACGTATTCTAAACTAAATCAACAAATCGGGGTTTTTGTAGTGATTTTTAAAAAGATAAAAGTGAGTTAAGTATTAATTTAGAATAGGTCAGTACTAAGATTAATACTATTTTATATAATTTAAACTTTGTGTTTCGACTATTTTTCCACTTTGAATAAAATACACAGTTGCGTACTGTTCAAACTTTTGACCTCCAGTTGGTGCATCTCTAACGTTAAACGCTCCTTCCATTGCTCGAAAATACCAACCGTCAGTAATATTATTTACTCTGGTGTCATTAGTTATTTTATACCCAACATAATTTGCGTATTGCGCATTATTAGGGTGAGTACCATTGTAATAGTCCCAACAAACATATATATTATTATAGAAATATTGATAAACCCAATATATGGTAGAATAATATTCATCAGGATTATGTCGCACCGAATTAACTGTTACATTACTTTCAATAAATGATTTTAAACTATCTTTAGCTGTATTATAATCACGTATTGTAATATTAGTTTTTAATAATGTTACACGCGACCAACTTTCAGATGTGTAATTAACAGGAACTAATCCTCTTACAGAGTCTAATTGAAACAATGGCGCTCCTGATTCATTGTACATATTAAAAACCCATTTTGTTCCATCATATCCACGTTCGAAAGCAATAATTCCATTGCTATGATATCCACGCTCAAAACCTCCATGCGACATCGTCCAACGTGCTTTATACCTATTAGCAAAATTAGAACCGGCAAATAAAAATATTGAATTATCCCCATTATCTCTAATACCTGAGAGCCCTCCTGTTCCTGTCGCTCCTTCACCAACCAAAACAACGCCCGTTGCAACCACATTGTTATCTACTGTCGTACCTAAGAATGAAGTTACTTTGTTAATTCTATCAATTGTATCATCTAAATAATTCGTTGTAAGCTTTAATGCCATTTCTAAAGATTCAACAAGCGCGGTTAACTTTAACTTATATTCAGCAATAGAAGAATCAAGTGTCGCTTCATCTGTTGGTGTTAAGCTATTATTTGTTACAATGGTATTAATTACATTTATTAAAGCTAAATATGCAGTGTTATAATTAGTAAAATTTGTACGTAAAGTAGTCTTATAATCGCCTATTTTAGGATTATTATACAACGAATTAAAAGAAGCTACTAATTGATTTCTTTGTGCTTCAATTTCATCTTTATATCTTTTCAAAGCTACAATAGCACTACCGTCTTTTACTTTTGCAATAGAAATAGTCGCTTCAAAATCTTCTCCGTCAATACTCGTAACTACTACTTTATATACGTTGGTTGTTTCAACTTGATTATTAGCAATGATGAAAGTCTGATTTGTACCCACAATACTTGTGCCCGCATTAATATACCACTTGTAATTCAAAGCTGTGAAGCCTTGTGGAACAGCTTTTAAAGTAATATTAGCAGGTACGGCTCCTTGAAAGAGATTTGCTGTGCTTTGAATTTGCACAGCTTTTATTTTCTCTTTTATTTTTACCGAACGTTTTCCACGAACTACACCCATTACGCTTCAGTTGCTTCAAATAACACGTCTAATTCTCCACCAGCAGATTCAACATCTGCATAAGTAACCGTATAACTTGCACCCGTAGATTTTGCGCCAACTAATGTACCGTCTGTTTTAACTTTCTGGTAAGCAAAAGTCCAAGTGCCTGGAGCGACTGTTGTTGTACCTTGTAAGACTACTTTAGGAGTATATCTTACAGAACCTCCTGTATCCAAGTTTTGCTCGGCACCCGTAATATTGTATTGGATATCCAATGCGTCTGTTTCATCACGAACAGAAATGATAGCTGATTTTACAAACTTCGTACCTTCACTAATTTCAACTTGATAAGTATCGTAAGTTGAAATATCCTTAGCAGTTAATGTAATAGTCTTTCCTATAGCATTAGCAATTAACACTCTATTATCTGTAACACCATCAGAATTATCTTCTGTTTCATTCAAAGTCATCTTATACCATTTATACTTCAATCCAGATGTTACTTCTACACCACCTTTTTCTAAGAATGCCTCTAAAACAAGAGTAGGTGTGTCGGTAGTAATTGTCGCTCCTCTACCTGATTTATCCAAAATATATGCTGTATAGGTATTCGCAGAAACTTCTTCACGAAGCACAGAAATTGAGCAATAAATTTTAGTAGTATAACCACCTGAATAAACATCTGCCGAAAATTCAATACTTGATGCTGTTGTAATAGATGCCATAATATCACCTTTTACAATTAACGCAGGTACGGTTGTTGAACCTATTTTTGCGGTTGTTTTTGTGAAATTAGTATTGTTGTCTGCAATTACAGCTCCATTGAATCTCCATTCGATATTAGAGATGCTTGTGGAAGCTATCGGCAAAGAAGATAAAGTTGTTAAAATCTGTGCAACAATTGTCCTTTGGTTTGCTTCTAATGTCCACGAACCAATTACCACATTATCTTGGTACTTAGCTATCAATGGTTTATTTGATATTAAAGATGCACTTAATGTATCTCCTTTTTTTGTTACCCTGATGGTTCTTCTTCCTCTTACTGTGTCCATTTCTCTATTAGTTTTAATGCTTTTTTAGTGTCTATGTATTCGAATTGGTCATCTTTAATGATACCGTTTTTGTAATCTTTCCAAACGGTTAAAATATCCTCTTTGAAAATTACTTTTTTCTCGCCAGTTCGGTAATAATGTTTTTTTTCGATTATCCCCAAATCAATTGCTAATTGTTCGTTAATTAAAATATATCTCATATTGTTATTTTATTTCTGTTAGTTCGTAATCTAATTCTGCTCCCGTAGATTGTAATGCAATAATATCTTCCATTGCTATATTCACTTTAAAACCAGAATATTTATAAGTTCCATTTGATTGCTTGTACCATTTTACAGAAAAATAATTCTCGGGATTTTGAAGTACACCTTCGTTAGTATTTATAATCATTTCCACTTGTACGGAAGTTGCAGAAGCGTCGATTCCTCCTTGTGTAACCAATACTTCTTCTGTGTAACTTGGATATCTTTTTATAAGCAAGAAATCACCCTTATAAACTTTACTTGGTTTTGTTGCTGGTCTGTAATTATCTGGTAGTTTTACTGTACTTTTATATTCTATCTTTTTCTGAGCAATTAAATTATTCATATCTTCTAAAGCTGGTGACCAATTTGTTGCTGTATTGCCTTTTTCGAGTTTAATTCCACAAACAAACATAGAACCAACACCATATTTTTCTAATCTTATTTTTATAACACCTTCTTGTGTAATCCTAATAACAGACGTTATTCTCTCCCACCTATTAACTTCTGTATTTAAAACAAGACTTGGAGTTTCAGCTAGTCCTTGTCCTTCATCTCCAGCTGCAAATAATAAATATTCAACAGTAGGAGCATCTTTTTTAATGTAAGCAGAAAATGTATAAACATCGCCAACTTTTACATTTATAGGTTGATATACACCCAACCAATCACCATTACGGCTAATTACACTAAATCCGTTATATATTTCAGTTTCTCTATTCCAAAATTCTATGTATTTCCAATCATTACCCGAAAAGTCTTTTGTTCCTTTGTATAAATTCTCTCCCTCGCTTTGAAACAATCCTTTCCACTCAACAACTTGTACATCATTCATTACAGCATCATCTAACAATGAATTATAGTAATCAGAAGCATCTCCAACTTCTAATTTAACGACTGAACCACTTTTACTAATCTGCGTAGATGGAATAGATATCATTTTCGTTTTAGAGCCTGTTATTCCATTGGTGTCTGTTAACTCATTTCCCGCTGAATCATACCAATAATAAGATGCAGGGACTTCATCTTTACCACGAAATAACCTACCTCTCGCAAGTAATCTATCTGTATCTTTTGTTACATATAAAGCTCCACCCATTGGCATATCCGTATCTAATTGTAAAGGAGTAGCCGAGCTTGTAATCGTACTAAGATTAATACTTTCTTGAAACTTAGCTATTCGTTTAGATTTTGGCTCTAAATATGATGCGGTAAACACAATGGTAATAGGAGCAAGTTCGTCCACGTTTTGAAATACTCGCAACTGATCTTTTTCAGCACCCGTACCTATCTTGTAATTCTTATTTGTAGATAGAATATCTGTTGATACACCGTTACTATCTAATATTTTCCACGATATATCAGTTAATGAAGCATTAACGCTACCATCAACAAATCCGTAAGTATCAGAAACTAAACAATTGACTTTAATTGTTAAAGGGTCAATACGTCTATCTGGTTGAAATGTATCGGAATCAGAATCAAAAGTCTGTTTCGGATTACCACTTAAAAACGTTGTACTAACTGACGTGTTAAGCGGTTTATAAACTATCTTTATGTTGGTTGTACCTTGTTTCATTATATTGTTATTTTACCATTAATTGTTTTATTTCCTTCCAATAATGCGGTACATATAAAAGTATGTCCGTACTCAAAAATATCCTCTGTAAAATCAGCAGGAGTTAATACTAAATCTTTTGTTGTTTTACCTATTTTCCAAATTTCATCAGCGTCCTGTGCTTCTTGACTTAATCCACTTTCTCGTGTCCATTGCCAACTTATAACTTCATCTGTAACGTCTTTGAAATACCTATCAACAGAAACTATTAATGTTGTATTTAAATCGTCAATGTCAAGTAAATCGCCTTTTGTTGATGTTATGTAGAGATTTAATGAATCGTTACCGATAACATCTTTTACGAATGAAGAAATTGCTTGAGATACAGCTTTTCCACTTTGAGCATTTGAAGAAGAACCATCGAAATTTTGGTCTATTGGTATTGTTGGAAGTAGATATTCTAATGCTTTAGTCCATTCGTTACCAATTTTCTTAAATATTGTATAAAAACCTTCTAATGCAATTAATCCGTTAGAGTATATACCAGGTGTAGAAGCATAGTATAAACCATCAATTAAGGTTGATAAATAATCTAACGAATCATTAGGATAAATACCTCCTTTTAAATTTAGATCAGAAATATTTTTTATTTCATTTATTTGTTCCTTTATCTCTGAAAATTTACGGAAATGTAACTCAATATTTTCTGCATGATTTCTCATTACAGTTGTCAAATCATTCATTTCTTCAGGAGATTGTGTAGAACCTTCTTTTTTATAAATCCATACTGGATAACTAACACTCATATAGTTTATTTAATCTAAAATATATTGTTAATTTGTTATGTTAACTGACGCATCTATTTATTATTGAGCCATATTGTGTGTCCATTTATGCTGAAATCTTTCAAATTTTGTCGTGTTTTCTTTTTCTCGCATATACAATCGTTCAATCGATTCTAAGGTTTGATCATATTCTTCGAGATCATATTTCTTCATAAAATCTCTGATCCCTTGTTTTATGGTCCCGTGCATTTCGTAACCTTCCAGAAAAGCACAAACACGTGTGCGGTAAATATCTTCGAGGAAATGATTGAAATCGTCTACAAATTCTTCTGGTAATTTGAGAAAATGATTTCGTCCATTCACATATTGATGCGCTGTGCCTTTCCATTTGTCGGTTGCACAATTCGGCATTTCCATTACCAAATTATAAAATTTTGGCTTTGTTGGTCGATTTGCTTTGATACAATGCGAACGCAACCAACGCCCAACTGAACTGGATAAATCAACTTTGATTGTTTTTACTTTTTTTCCGTTATATACAAATTCTTTTCCTTCGAAAAGTTTGAATAAAACGTGAACTAAATACGGCTTGATGTCAACTGGTAAAATAGTACTCATGATGCGGAATTTTTTTAGAAATAGATAAATGGATAGTTAAATGTATATTTTGTATTAATAGTATATTTCTGAGTTATTGGCATGATTGAATTGCACGAAAATGTAACTTCTGAAAAGTTTTCGTTTGATGAAAAGCTCAAAGTAGGTTTCGCATTTTGTTCGCGATCATTACGACCAATAATAGCTTCGGAGCCATCTGCATAAACTAAACCGATGTAATGAACTTCTTTTAGTTGATCTAAATTAATTGCACGTTTATTGTTTGTGTTCTTAGATTTGAAACTACATGATGTATTGTAATATCCGCCAGCTCTGTTTTCGGTAAATTCTTCGGAGAAAGAAAAATCTATTCGTGAGATACGAGGTGTTTTTTTTGAACCTTTCAACAATGTATCGAAAAAACCATTTTCTTTGTTCTCCGGATGGTATAAAGGTACTGGAACTGAAAGCGAATCATCAAGATATAAATTGATGCTGCAAATAAATTTGGAAGGCTGATTTTCTTGAAACATAGCGAATTGGATATAATACAAATATAACAAAAAACACTATTAAAAACTGATTAATAGTGTTATTTGTTATGTTATTGTTTAAATTTTTTTTATTTAAATTAATGTTTTTTAATTTGATTAATTCTCTCAATCATTTCAACTCTTAAATCATGAATTGAACTATAATAATATTTTGTTTTACGAATAACTTGTAATAAGTTTTTTAATTGTAAAATTTCACCTTGATTTTCCTTTTCATATTTGAAAATAAATGTCATATATAAATCGGTAGAGTTTAAACTTCTTTTTAATAAATTATTAAATAAATAATTTACATCAATAATGGACCATTTATATGTTCTCCTATTATAAATCTTAATTAGATTATAAATTTCTAAGTTTTGATTAAAATCTTTCGGACTAGAAAGAAATTTGATTTCCAAATATTGTTGGTTTAATAATTTTCTTTCTTTTATAAGTTGAATAATTTTTTTTATCATAAATTTTTGTTTTAATATTTGCTGTTCTTCTTAAAAAATTCTTGAATTCTATTTCTTTCATAATTCAGTTGCGTCAATCGGATAGTTACCTGCTATTTTAGACCGAGCTCACGGAAATAACCATCAATCTCAATGTCTAATTTTTGACGTTCAGCATACAGATCGTCTATGCTCTTCATAACCTGATCAATATCAATTTCGGGTTCTGGCTCAAAAGAGTCCACGTATCTCGGAATGTTTAAATTATAATCGTTATCTTCGACCTCCTTTAAACTAGCTAAATAGCTGTATTTTTCTACTGTTTCTCGTTGTGAAAAAGTATCTGTGATTTTTGCAATATTCTCATTGGTAAGGTTGTTTTTGTTTTTTTGTTTTTCAAATTCTTTGCTGGCATCTATAAACAAAATACCATCGTTAGATTTTCTGTTTTTCTTAAAAACTAAAACACAGGTCGGAATACTTGTACCAAAAAATAAATTAGCTGGTAAGCCTATTACCGCATCTAAATAGTTTTTTTTCTCAATTAAATATCTACGGATATGTCCTTCTGATGAGCCGCGAAAAAGAACACCGTGCGGCAAAACAACTGCCATGATTCCTTTTTCATCCAATTGATGAATCATATCTTGTATAAAGGCGTAATCCGCCTTTGATTTTGGTGCAAGTCTTCCATACTCTGAAAAACGTACATCTTTAAGTAGTTCGTTATCCGCTTCCCAAGGAATTGAAAAGGGAGGATTTGCTATTATTGTTTTCATTTTTTTTTACTATTTTTGTGTTAGCTTATTTAGCATTTTGTAAGTCTAAAAAAAGTATTAGAAACCGTTTATTTATTAAGCGGTTTTTGGTTTTTGTTTCGATGATACCTTTCCCTGTCCTTTCTCCTTACTTCTTCTAAATTTTCTTGTCTATATTTCTTATCATAAGCCCGCTTTTCAGCTAATCTTTTTTCGTGATGTTTTAAATAACTTTTTAAATTCACTGCTTTAATTCTGTCCTTGTTTTGAAGCCTATAACATTTATTGCAAACTTTCCACGAAAGTTGAAATTTAGACTTTGGAAGCTCTACTCTGCAGGAATTGCAAGCCCATATATCTTCAACACTTGTATTTTGCTTAAAATGAATTTTATCAATGTCTATTTTTTTAACCCTAAATTCTGCTAAACGATTATATATTAATCTGTCTGCTATGACTTTGTAATTAGTATCGAAAAAAGATTCATTGCAAATAATATCATGAGCTAAATCCAAACAATCATAAATATCATCGGCAATTTTAGTTCTTAATCTTTTTTTGCAATATTGAACAATCTCATTGTACAAGACTTCATCCATAATCTACATATTTTTAAACACGTTATTTATTACAGATTTTTTTTGCTCCGTGTTTGGATGCACATAGAGATTCATCGTTGTACCTATATTTGAGTGACCTAACAAAACGCTTACTGTTTTCACATCAGCTTTACCCTCAATGCATCTTGTTGCGAAACTGTGTCGTAATCCGTGAAACTTTATGACAGGTAAATTCATTTTCTCCATCAAACCCTTATAATAGCTTCTATAAGTCCTTGGTTCGGTAGGTTTCTCATCATTTGTAATCACATAGAAATCTTCATTAGCAAGTTTCTTAAGCGGCTTTATTATGTTTAATAAATCCTTCGTTAAAGGAATTTCCCTATTTGAATTTTTCGTTTTTGGGTTGTCAATAATCAATTCAGTTCTTCGAGTTCCGTTTTCAATAACATAAATGCGTTGAATTGTACGATTTACATTAATAACTTGAGAATCTATATCAATGTCCGACCATTTTAATGCACATATTTCACCGATACGCATACCTGTACTCAAGCAAATCAATATTCCAAGGTTTCTAAATGTAAAATGCTCTTTAATATAAGCTATTGCTTTTTTATGCTCATCTTTTGTAAGAATTTCAACTTTATTCTGGGTATGTTCTGTCGGAAAATTAACATCCCATGGTTTGAAAACAATTAAGTCCTTTTTTGCACCATATTTCATTATCATTTTTAAAACAATCAAAACATCTTTGACTGTTTTATGACCTAATCCTTCGTTTATTTTTGTAAAAACAAACTCTTGAACTAAATCTTCAGTAATATTATCACTCTCCCCAAAAAAAGGAACTATATGGTTTTGAATCAATAATGAATACGCAGACATAGTACTTCTTTTCACATAATGTTTTTTTTCAAATTGCCATTTTGTTATAATTTCATTTAAATTCATAATTTTTCGATTTTAGAAAATTGATTATTTTTTGATAAAATGTATTTAGCTTTAATTTCTTTCGTTAACACATCACCGTGATAAACTTCACCAAAGATCCCACGAATGGAAAGATTTAAAAGTAAAAGTGGAATAGATCGGTTTGAAAACTCCCAGCATTCTATTGGATGATCTTCTGAATTAAAATTTAACCCTAGTTTATTTTTTCGATAATTCCAATTAGCTATAACTAAAGAACCGTTCCCAGCCGTAGGCTCATAAATTTTTCCGTTTTCAAATCCTGTAAGATTTGATAGCAAAACACCAACTGTATTAGGGGTAAAATCTTGTTTATTTTGCTTTCGTTGAGCAATTTCTTCTTCATACATATTTTGAAACCAGTCGTAAGACAAATCCCAATCGTGCATGTCTAACAGCTTAAAAAAGAACTCTTCCTTTTTTTCTGAAAACAATATTTTTTCTATTCCTGAAGGAAGATCTTGTAAGTCTTCTATGTTTAGTAATTTTTTCATTTCTATTTGTTTTTTCTGTTTAATATTGCTGAAATAAAACCTATTATTCCGCCTATTGTCAATCCGATTTTTACTAATTCTATTTTTAAACTATCTTGTACAGTTCCTTTTTTTTCATAACTCATTAATTTTTTGGTTAGCTGTTCTTCTTAAAAAATTCTTGAATTCGAATTGTAAACATTTGTTCGAAATCATTTCTGCGATATATTGTGAGAACAAATTACAATATTCACATACTTCGTCTGGAGTATCACATTCGTTAATGATTTGCTCCATTCTTGTTATATCTCGACTACTCAGCATTTTCAAAAGTTTTATAAGATGGGTTAGTAATCGTTGTCGGAATCGTTTCAAAAGTTTGTTTTGTCACATAAATTCGTCCTTCTTTCAATAAATCATTTACCTGATTCAATAATTCTTTAGAGGAATTTCCATCCAATACAATTGGTCCGAAAAAATCCAAAATCTTATGATCTAATCGTTTTACCCAAATCAATACATTGGTTTTTAAAACTTTCTTATCCTCTCGCCACATTTTCAAATCATTTGCAAATGCAGGCCTTAATTCGTTGCTTACATAAATAAATCCTTCCATAGTGTTATTTGTTTTAAAAAAATTGTTTTTTGTTATTTTATAGTGGAAAATGCTTCCTAAAAAAACTACCGAACTACTTTGTTGGTTTTCAATAGTTTAACCTTTGTTTTTTAACTACTTTGGTAGTTATTGGTAGTTTTCTGATTTAAAAAAACTACCGAAAACTACTTTTACTACTCAAAAACTACCTCACTTTACTATTTAAGTAATTTATTTTTAATGTTTTAACCTTGGTAGTTAAAGTAGTTTTTTTTTTATGTGTCTACGAGAAAAAATAGACACATTTTTTTTAAAAAACTATTTGTTAGAATGGTAAATCATCATCAGAAGTATCATTGCCAATCGAAACTTGTCCAGAAATCGCCGAACTTGTATTATTAATATCCTCGTTACCGAGTGGGGTCGCAGGGGAGAAAGCTTGATTTTCTATTGCATACATTACATCTGAACGATCAGCTTCTTTCAATTTATTCAAATCAAACATCAATGCTGTTGTAACTTTAGCATTTTCGCCCGCTCCAAATTTTACTGATTTTATTTCTTCAACAAATGATGCATCATCCATCATGCGTTTACGGAAATCATTTTTAGACGGACAACTTTGCTCAAATGATTGATACCACATTGGTTGAATTGCATTATATGTATTCGTCCATTGTATGTACAAATGATTACCATCTAATTTGAAATCTCTATCCTTGAATAATTTCTTATCGTGAGAAGCGCGCAAAGCAGCAACAAAACGTTGCCAAAAACGATTCGAAATACTTTCATTTTCTAATCTTCTGCGTTGATTACTTACCATGATATCAAAATGTTCTAACATTTCTTCACGTGTGAAGGGAAATCGTATATCTTCTTTGAAAATTTCATACATAGATGCAATTACAGCATGATTGGTGATGATACGTGACTTTAAATCTTTGAATGCTGGTCGCACCGTTAATTCATCATTCCATAATCGAAGTTCTTTCAAAAAACGACGCTCTACTTCCGGACGTTTCAAAATGATATTCACCATAAATGAAGACAGTCCGTCTACAGATAAATCTTCTAATTTGTTGTACTCTTCTTTTTCTTCTTGGGTAAATTTATCTTTGTGCATTTCTTCCCAAAGAAAACGTGTAATTAATGCTTCATCTGTTGGGAAATCATTTCCCGTAACCAAAGCAGACGACAAAATCGGTACTTCGTCCGAAGATACACGAGATTCAATTGTCCCAAATTTATATCCATTTCTGTCCCAAATTCCTTTCAACATTTCATCCGTTTCTTTGTCCCCAATACGATACTCAGATAAATGCGTAATGACATTTGCAAATTGAGCAAACTCACGTATTTGTGCTTTACCCGTTGATTTTTTAGAACCCAAAGCAATTACAGATTGTGGCTTTCCAAAAAATGATCGCAAGCAATGTGATAATTGATCTTTACCTGATGATGCAGCACCGTATAATAATATCATTGGAAAACCTTTGATAGTAGGTGCAATGAAGTCTTGAAAAGCCGACGCAATTGCGAACAAAATTCCCGAAATAGCATGACCTCTGTGTACTTTTTTTAATTGACCTAAATACTCTGTAAGGGTGCAAGATGCTTGACGCACAATAACACGCTTTTGAGAAAGATAGCGGGTAGGATTGTTCGCATAAATGTTATTAGCAGAAGGAACGTAATATGTTACATCATTATGACGGAAAATGCCATTTTCGTCCATTTTTATTGAACCAATAGTAGGAATAGTTACTTCGTTATTCCAAACAAAAAAACCTTCTGGATTCCATCCTAAGACATCAACGGCGCGTCCTGTTCCCATAGTTCTGTATAAATATTTTTTAAGTTTTAATAATTGTTCTGCACGTCCTTCAAAAATGAAATCGCCTTGAGATTCTAATGCTGTACAAAATAGATTAGTGTTTAGCATTGTAGTGGCTTTGTCGTCAAATATTCTTTCAAGGTTCATCGTGTTTTTGATACGAAATAATTTCTTTGGAAATTTATCGTCATTCATGTGTTGAATGATTTCTATTGAGAAATTTGAAATTGAATCAAAATAGTAAGGTGGTTCATTATTTTTTGTTTCTCGAACCATCCAAATTTGATTTTCTTCCTGAAAAAAACCATAGGTTTTAATCATTTCTATATAATCGTTTACATCTTTATGTTGAAGTTCTGGAGGAAGAATATATTCTCCCATTTCAAATTTTTCTTCCTTGAATTTCTTTACAGAAATATCTTTTTGTAAATCATTGATGAATTTCTTTTTGAACTTCGAAAACTTTTCTAACATATCTGTATAAAGATTTTTGAACATTACATCTTCTATTGTATCAATAATCTTTACACATCGTTTTACGCCTTCTGCTTTTTCAATATCATTGTCACCAACGATTAAATGGTCCATTAAAAACGCAAATCCATTTTTGATGAAACCTTTTTGTTTCAAGAATTCTTCTAACGTAGATTCAGATTCTTCAATTTCTGATTTGTAAATACGGATGAATTCGTCAGGATCTAATTTTATAATTTTTCCATCAACTTCATGCTCTGGTAATTGGCAAACTTCAACATTAAGTCCTGCAGCAAATAATTTTGGAATATTGCGTAACATTCCATCAATACCAGCTTTGTCGTTATCTAAACAAACAAATACTTTTTGAGCGAATTTTTTTAGTACAGAAATTTGTCCTGTTGCAAATTCTTTTCCATAAGGAGAAACGGTGTTTACAATTCCGTTTTCTTGCCAAGCAATAACATCGTTATAACCTTCTACAATCCATGCAGTTTTAGTTTTTGCGATTTGATTTAATGCAAAGTTGATTCCGTACCATTGGTTTGATTTGTTGTACAATAAACTTGTAACCGGATTCATCCACTTTACTTTATCGTTTTCAGATAAAGAACGTGAAGCAAAACCTATGATATTGTTTTGTTTATCGAAAATAGGATACGTAAGACGATTGTATAATTTATCGTTATTTTTTTCGTTGATTAAACCCAATTCGAAACCTGGTGCTACTTTACCCGATTGCGATAATAAATTGTAAAGAAATTGACCGCCTGGAGCAAAACCAATCCCATATTCTTTAACGATTTCCTTCGTGTAACCACGTTTTTTAATTTCTTTCCAAGCTGGATGAGATTTCTCTAACTGATTTAATTGTTCAACAAATTGTTTTTGTACAGATTTCAGAATAGGACGAAACTCGTCTATTTTATTTTGTTGTTCAATGTATTTTGAAGCATCTTTATCTGATTCATATTCAACTGTTACGTTATTTAGCTTTGCTAATTCTTGTATTGCTTCTCTGTAACCAAGTTTGCGTACTTTGGTGTAATACGTAATTGCATTACCAGAAATATTTGCTGACTTGTCAAAAAACATTTGTTTACGTGGATCAATCATACAAGATTCTGTACGCTCATCGTTTATAGGCGACTTGCACACGTAATTTGTACCAACTTTTTTTACTTCGTGTTGGTTTGCACGAAAAACATCTAGTATATCGGTGTCTGCAAGTAATCTATCAATAAAATCATTCTTAATTAAAGACATAGTGTACAAGTTTTATGAGTGAAAAACAAACCTCCAGAGAGGTTTGTTAAATTTTCAAGGAAATTCTATTTTTTGAGGTTCATTAGGTAATATTTTACCATAGGATATTCTTATACCTTCTTCATTAGAATGAAAAATATTAATTTGCTTCTTTGATATTTGATTCCTTTTCAGAGTTATATCGTATAAATTAATAATATTAGTACCTTCTTTTTGATTCCCTTCACACGATAATTCTATATTGTCTAAGTATCCTTTTGAACCATTAAAGATTATAGAAATTTTATTTCCAGTTAGTCTATAAAAAAAACCAACAATAGTTCTAACAAAATCACCTTCCATTATTTGAATTCCTGATGTTTTAATAATTAATCTTTCTTTCATAATTCAATAATTTAAAAAGGTAGATCATCATCATCACCACCGTTTGTTGGAGGTGTATCTTCTGGATGAGCTGGTTTATTTGAATTATTTTTTACTGAAAGAAAATCTATTTTCTCTACATTAAGATGCAAAGAACCAATAGCATCTTGTTCTTTGATGTAAGCCGAAACATCTATTTTACCCTCAACATATAATCTGTCTCCTTTTTTGATGTAATCTGCCAACTTTCGGCTTTTTGTGTAGCGTACACAACGCACCCAAATGGTTTTTTCTTGCTCTTGTCCTGCTTTGTTCGTCCAGCGTTCCGTAACTGCTAAAGAAAATGATACAGCTACTTTGTCATCGTTAGTAAAAAGATGTACAGTTGCATCATTCCCTACGTTTCCTATGAATATTGATTTATTGATTGCCATAATTTTTTATTTTATTTTGCGACTCCCCAACCAACTGGTTTAAAGTCTAGGTTAAATACTTCGAAAGGATATGAGCGTTTTTGACGTGCATATTTTTCTGCTTCTAATCGTGTTGAGAAAATTAGCTTTCCCAACAAAGAAAATTGTCTTTCCAGTAAAAGAAAAAAGTTACTCCTGAATTTATTTCCTCAACTATTGCCTTATAATCATCAGAATTTTCATGAAAAATATATTGCCAATCTGGATGAATAATAATTTTTAATTTCAATATTGCATCTATAGTTGGTAAGATTGCATCTTTTTCAGAATAATTAACATGATTAAAATTATTTGCAGCACCTATAATTTTCACTAGATCTTTATCATTAAAATCAATTAATGAAAGAGATTTTACAACTTCATAACTTTTATTAAGCTTTTCAGATAATATTGAATAAAATTCTACTTCACTTAATTCAATAGGTCTACATGCTGATTCTTTATCATCTAAAAAATCAAGATTCAAATTGTACATTTGAGAGTATAAAATAGATTTGATATTGGTATCATTGTAGTTTTTATCCCAATTCGAAAAGTTTTCTTCTAAATAATCAGCCCAGTTACCAACAAGCCAACCTTTTTCATTAATCAATTTATAAAAAGCATTATATAGATCTTCTCCCCATGCTTGTTCTATTTGTTCTGTAGTCATTTCTCTATTTTTTATTGTTAATTAAAAAGGTAAATCGTCGTTATCGTTTGTTGGAGGAACATCCGAAGGTAGAGCGGGTGTGTTTGAATTATCCTTTACAGATAAGAAATCAATTTTGTCTACCAACATTTCTAATACACCTACTGCGACACCATCTTTTATATAAGCTGATGTTTTTGCTTTTCCAGCAAGATATATTTTGTCGCCTTTTCTAATGTATTTCGCTAAATCCACATTTTTTGTGTAACGTGTACATCTTACCCAGGTTGTATCTTCTTTTTGTGCACCTGCATTATCTTTCCAACGATCTGTTACAGCAACAGAAAACTGAATAGAAATTTTATCTGAGTTCTCGAAATAATGTACTTTCGGATCGTTACCTACATTTCCTATGAATATTGATTTATTGATTGCCATACTCTTTTTCTGATAATTCTTTTATTTTTTTATATAAGACTTAATCCCTTCTATTGTGTTTTTGTTTCTTGGATAATCAAATCTATTTTTTAAGTTTTTATCCAATTCATGTTGATAACCTTCACGAATTGCCCATCTATATTCTAATAATAATTTACTAGTCAATTGTTCACGATCTGAAGTTACCTTCTCTGCTTTTTCTAATGCAACAATTATATACCAATCATAATCGTGTACTTTGAATTCTACATTATCCATTTTGAAAATTAACAATCCTTCTTCTTTTAGATTAAGAGGATTCCAAGTTCTCTTGTAGAAATAAGTTTCTTTCTCGAATAATTTTGCCATTAGTTTTCTCCTTTTGTTAATTCTATTTTTTCTCCGCAAAAACAACAATATGCAGGTAGAATAGATACGGTTAAATATTTTGGAACTGATTGCGATCCATCTTTCTTTGTGAAAGTATATTTCATTTTAAAATCATTGTTAATAACAATTTTATCGTTATCAAATAAATAAGACCTATTTATAAAACCATCTTCAAAACTATTTAAAGTGAAGTTTTTTTCAGGATGTTTTTCTGCTATTTTTTCGTAAAGAAATTCTTCTTTTTCTTTTATACAATTACACATAATATTATTCTCTATCTCTTAATTCATAAAATTCTTTAGATGTAATCTCTATTAAATCATCTATTTTTGGTACTTGTTTTTCTCCTAAATAAATGATAATTGCATTATCAGTTATTTCTACAACTGGAAAAGCAAATTGACGTGGTGATCCAAGTTTAAGGATATCGAATACTTTAGAATATCTACTCGATTGTAACCCGTTCCAAAGAAATTCTCTCATCTCTCTACCTAACTTTGTTCTTGAATTTGGAATATAGATATCCTGGTGTTTTTTATCCTTAACCCATATTTTAGGATTTACTTTTTCATGTTCTGTGAAAGCAAATCCTTCATATTGACTTACACGTCTAGCATTTTGTTGATGTGGGTATCCAAAAAAAGTTTCCCATTCTAAACCTATTCTATCCTTCAGTGCTTGTAAATTTTCTTCTTCAATTGCAAGCTCTCTTGTTCTTAAATCAAACAGTTTTTTAAAAACTTCTGAATCTTTGTTTATGATTTTATAAAACATATATCCTATTTAGGAACGCCCCAACCTACGTGTTGGCGTTCAAGGTTAAACACTTGATAACTGTACGATTTTTTGTCTCTTGCGTCCTTTTCAGCTTCTAATCTGGTACTAAAAATGATTAGCAATCCATTTTTTACGCGATCTGTTACCTCTTTACAGTTTTCGGTGAAATATCTACTCATGCGTGTTGCTTTTGTTTTTTATTTCGACCTCGGTTATCAACTGGCTTTTTATATGCCTTATAGTTGATGTCGTTTTCTTTGCAAAAATTTGTTAACTCTTTTATCGTGATGATTCCTACGTTTCGCAACTTCGAAATCTGCGCTAGATTAACTGGTTCTACGTCCGAGAAAGAAATCTCTTTGTAGATTTTCTTTCCGCCAATTGTCAACCAATAAAAATCGCTTAACGTGTTTTTTGCTTTTGTTGAAAGCGATGAACTGTGTATTTTGTTATTTTTCATTTGTTTTTTGTTATGATATTAGACAAATTTTTTTGCTTTCCAATACTTGTTTGGAAAGTGTAACCGCATTTCGTGCAACGAAATACTTCGTAATCGATATCCCATGCAATGAGTTTAAAATTATTTTTCATCTTCGAAAATGTCCTTTACGATATCTAATAAAGCCTTATCTATCAATTGATATAATGATTGATTTTTCATATTATTTCTAATTGTATTTGATAGTTATACTTATCTCTTAATTGGACTATCCAAATGTTTGTTGTCGAAACTGAATATGGTACAAAGACGGTTCTGGAATTGTTGCATATCCTCGCATTTAACTTCTTTTTTACCTTGTGTGTAAGGTAATATCGATTTTGTGGATAACTTTTCTTCTGTTTCTCTGACATCGATTTGGTCTTTTAATTCTTGTATTAAATCAAATCTTTCAAATACTTTTTTTGTTGATAATGATTGATTTGAAGGAATTACATTTTGCAAAGCATCAAGGACTTTCCAAGCTACTTTCTTTTCTTCTTTTGTGATTTTTTCCATTAGCGAAATTTGTTAATTGATTTATATTACGTTTTAATGTATTGGTTGCGCCAAGTTGAAACGGACTGCAAACAGGGTTAATTCTTGTTTTGTCGCTATTTCAAGTTTTTCGTACAACAAACGCTTTTTGTAATGCAAAGTGCCATAAGGTAATTTTAATTGAGTGGCAATGCATTCGTTTGTTGCATCTGTAACAAGCATTTTTATTAACTTGATTTCATCATCGTTAATTATGCTGTTATTATATTTTATATGTTTACACAATTTACCTTCAGCATTGCAATTACCACGTAACGGGCAATCCCAATACTCTCCTTTCTGAATTTTACCTGCATGATCTATATCTGCAGAAAAATCTAATCCGCCGAAACGGCATTTAGTAAATTGTTCTAATCTTTTAATTGGATTAGTAGGGTAGATTTGTAGAAGAATTTGAGATGCTTCTTCATCTTTTTCTATTTCAGAAAGAAGAATATCCTTAATATTTTCTGAAATTTGGTCAAAAGGCTTAATTGTGCCTTCTGTCATTACCATAGTTTTTTCTCCTTGAAAGAAAAATTCTACGTCGGAAGTTAACATTCCTGGATAATACGATTGATTCATTTTGCTAAAAGATTTTATTATTTTATTTTGTTTAATAATTTACGTTCCGCTTTTTTTTGTTTGATCGCCAAATCAACCAATGCGTTCAGAATATCGTTGTCTTTTATAATTCCCACTTTTACACGATATATTTTTTGTTCCATGTTAGAGTTATATTCTAACCCTAAATCCTCACAAATTTGTCTTTTGTAATTGTTTGGTAAATACTCGTTAAAAAGTTTTTTTATGGTTTTATGCGTTTGCATAGTACGTAAATTGTTATGTTGTTTAAATTTGTCTTGATTATGTTTGATTTTGTATAGCAAAAGTACGTTAAATGTTATATAAAACAAATATTAAATTGTCAAATGATATAATTTAGAATTAAACCAAATAATATATGAAAACATTTAATGTAAAATTAGCAGAGTACATCAAACAGAAAGGACTTACTAAAAAAGAATTTTCTGAATTAATCGGACATGATATACAATCTATTATTTATTTCACCAGTTTAACGAATCCAAGAACACCAACACATATTTTTTTAATGAAATGGTTGAAGTATGATGCAGATATAGATTTGAATTATTTTTTGAAAGATCATATTGAAACTCCTCAAAAATTAATTAAGATTAATCCTGATTCGTTTGTTAATGAGAAAGGAGAAGTATATGAAAAAGAAAACGCTGAATTATTACACGTAATAAAATCTCAAAACGATAGAATATTGGCGATTCTTCAAAAATAATCCGTTCCAAATTATCGGAACAATTAGCAAAACAATAAAATTTATTATTAATCAATCGTCCTGTTTTCGTTTCTGGACATTAATTGTTTACTTGTCTTATTTGTAGTTTAAAATATTTTTCGGAACGATATGGGAACAATAGTTTTTGTAAAACATTGTAAATAAATAGTTTAAATACGTTTTCTTAATTCCCCTAGGGACTACTAAAAAGCATTCAGATTTGGATGCTTTTTTTATTTTGAAATAGTTTAGTTTATATTGATTTATTGCGATCAATAAAAAGGCGTTTGAGGAAATAAACTTCAAACGCTTTTTGCTTTTATAAAGGATCCTTTTATAGCTTTGGAATTGCTTCTATCAATTCTTTGGTATAGTTTGTTATCGGATGCGCATAAACCTTGTCTGCATCGTTCAATTCTTTCATTTCTCCGTGTTGCATGACCAATAATTGATCGCTCATATATTTTACAACCGCCAAATCGTGCGAGATAAATATATAGGTAAATCCAAATTCTGTTTTCAAATCATTTAATAAATTCAAGACTTGCGCCTGAACAGAAACATCCAACGCAGAAACAGATTCATCACAAATGATAAATTTAGGATTTAAAGCCAAAGCACGAGCAATCCCGATACGTTGACGTTGCCCACCAGAGAATTCGTGCGGATATTTGTTCAAATCTTGATCTGATAAACCCACTTTTTGTAAAAGAGATGAAGCCGTTTTTAATCGCTCAGCTTTATTCTGACCAATTTTATGCACTTGCATTGGTTCTGTAATAATTTGCGCAACGGTATGGCGAGGATTTAAACTTGAATATGGGTCTTGGAAAATAATCTGAATTTCTCTTCTTAATTTACGAATTTCCTCTTTTTTCAGTTTCGTAATATCTATACCATTATAATAAATTTCGCCGGCAGTTGGTTTTTCTAATAACAAAACCGTTCTACTCAAGGTTGTTTTTCCAGAACCCGATTCGCCAACCAAGCCCATTGTTTCACCTGGATAAACTTTGAACGAGATATCATCGACAGCTTTTACATTCGGGATTGTAGCGTTTCCAAATAGAGTCGAAGGATAGAAATATTTCTTCAAGTTCTTAACCTCTAAAATTGGAGGATTTGCATAAATTTTTTCGTGAAAAGCTTCGCGTTCTTCTTCTGTATAGATTTCAGTTTTGAAATTTGGATTTCCTAAGAAATCTTTCACCGTAGGTAAACGTTTTGCGCGTTCATCCAATCGAGGTCGACAAGCAATTAAACCTTTTGTATAATTTTCTTTCGGATGATTAAAAATAGTTTCAACATTTCCTTGTTCTACAACATCACCACGAAACATCACCAAAATTTCTTCGCAAACATTTGCAATTACACCCAAATCGTGAGAAATAAACAACATGCTCATGTTATTTTTTTCTTGTAATTCTTTCAATAAATCTAACGTCGCTTTTTGCACCGTAACGTCCAAAGCTGTTGTAGGTTCATCCGCAATCAATAATTTCGGCTCGCAAGAAATCGCCATTGCTATCATTACACGTTGCTTTTGTCCGCCAGATAATTCGTGCGGATAGGCTTTATAAATACGTTCGGGATTTGGTAATTTTACTTGTTCAAAAAGATGAAGAACTTTCTTTTTAGCTTCTTCTTTCGATAAATTTTGATGCAAACGAATCGCTTCTTCCACTTGTTCCCCGCAACGTAAACTTGGATTTAGAGAAGTCATTGGTTCTTGAAAAATCATTCCGATTTCATTTCCTCTTATTTTTTCCAGTTCTTTAGGCGAAAGTTTAAGCAAATCTATCATTTTATCATCTTGACGAAAAAGAATTTCACTTTTGGGATGAATAATTGCATTAGGAGACAATAAACCCATAATTGCCAATGAAGTTAACGACTTTCCTGAGCCAGATTCTCCAACAATTCCTAATGTATCACCTTGTTCTACTTTGAAATTGATGTTATTCAAAACTTGTTTATCTCCAAAAGAAATCGATAAATTTTTGACCTCGATAATATAATGTAAATCTTGCTTTTGCAT